TTCACGGCGGTTGACACGACCGCCGCGCACGTTACCGCAACGTGGAAAGAGAACCGCGCGGGCAACGCCCGGGGCGCAACCCTGAAGTTGCTTTCTTCCACCCAAGTTCGGATGGAGTGGGACGGCGCGCTTGTCGCCGCCGAAACCCTTACGGGGGAATTCGAAGTCGTGGAACACAAGCCCCGACGCGGGGCCTTCATGCGGCTACTGAACGCGACGACCGTTCGCTTGGAATGGGACGGCGCGCTTGTCGCCGGGGAAACCATTGAAGCCCACTACGAAGCCTTTGACCTTGAGAACTTGGGCGACGACGTGAAGGAAACCCTTTTCCGGCTCCAAAGGATGTTGGCCTACTTGGGCGAAAATCTTTTGCAAGACGTTATCGTTTACGACGACGCGGGCAACATGGTTTCTTACCGCCTTCGCCTGTTCAATTCCAAGGTCAACGCGGAAGCGGCCACGGTCGATACCCCGGGCGGGCTGGAAACGGGCGAGTTGTCGCGGCAAACCGTTACGCAAGATATCAACTTCGCCAAGAACGACCGCCTTTCCCTTATCCGCGTCCTTACTGATTTGCTTGCAACGCCGGGGGTAAATTAACTTGTGCGACTTAGTGAACGGGACTTCCGCCGGGCTGTCCGGTTATTCATGGTCAAATGGCGGCGGGGCTACTTCAACGAACATGAAGGACGGCAATTCGAAGACCAGTTGGAACGGCTGTTCGAACTTTACCACGGCATGAAGTCGAAAAAGGATTGACGATGGACGAAGCAACGCAAGGTTATACGCCGACATACTGGAACGCGCCTTATGATCCGTTCGGCCCGTGGCATCGGGTCGCGGCTCATAAGAAGGACGCGCGGCTATGCCCTTCGTTTGGCGGCGGTCGCCGGATGCGGCATCCGTTCTTGGACCCCATCGTTTACCCCCGGACGCCGGATCGTACCTTGAATTATGGCTTCGACCGTTTGCGGAAAGTCCGTAGCGTGGTTATTAAGACGATGGATTCTTCGGCGGTCGCCAAGTTCCCCGAAGTCGCGGAAGACGTGATTATCCGCGAACTATGGTTGGCCGACACGCTTTCAACCTTCACGGACCTATTCCACCAATTCCATACTTACCTTCGGGAAATCCTCCCGCCGGGAAGGTTCATCGGCTGGCAACCCAAAGACCTTTCGGCCAAGAACTACTTCGTTGAATTGTTAGATGTTCAATGCGGGACGCCGGACGATTACCGGATTGAAGAATTGGGCGACGACCGACCGTACTACATGCGCGAACAGCTTTCGATTTCATTTAAGCTGATTCGGGAAATCCAAGCCCCGGCGGGCGTGGTAAACGTGGTGGGGTTCTAGTATGGCTTTGCAAAGTCACGGCAACATTCCCGTTCAGGACTTCGACCGGGTACACCGTGCGAACGAACCCCGGTTGCGCCAGCCCATCCCGGCTTTGAATGCGTCCTTGGAGAACGCTAACCAAACGCTGGACAAGGTAGTTGCCACGCTGAACCGGGCGGGCTCCAACAACCGGAACCCCATCATTGCGGGCCTTGGCGGGCAATTCCAATTCGGCCTTTCGACGCTGGACAACTTGAAGGCGGCTTTCATCTTTCAGGATAGGGCCAACCTTGGTTCGAATCTGAAGCCCGCGACCGTGGTTCTTGCGCCCGGAATCTACGGACTTAATCACGTATACGGGGCCGGGCAATCATTGGCCGGAAGCCCGGTCACGGGCGCGCGGAAGAACTTCCTTCGGGTCCAATCCGCTTTCGGCACGATTGAAAAGGAATTTTGGGTCAAGACGAAGGACGCCGATATTGTCGCCCTGTCGGGCGTCCCCGTGCTGGACCCTGTTACCTTGCTTCCGGTCGTGCTGGATTACTTCATTGTGGACGCTTCCCGGCCTTGGCTTCAAATCCCCATAGACTTTTTCGTTTCGTGGAATGACGAATTCCAAGTCCTGCATAATGCCAAGAACCCTTACCTTGACCCGGGGTTCCTGAAGTCCTACGGCGGGGCCAAGTTCGTTTCGTTCTTCGACACGACCCCGGGAACCGAAGGCGTGGGCGTCGAAGTGAACCCCGTTAACCAAGCCCCCATCGAAGATAAACACTTGATCGAAATTCAGAATACGGCGGGGTTGAAGGAAGTTACCGTCCGGTTCCGGTCCAAGATGGGTTCGCCCTACTTCGTGGACGTTCCGCTAATCGTCAACGTGATTCAACCGCCCATCGTGGATTGTAACGTCCCGGTTATGGGACCGCCTGAAACGTGTACGGCGGTCCTTCTCCCGGTCGGAACCCCGCTTCCGGCGGGGGCTCCCGCCGTTCCTTCCGTGTCGGGCGTCCCGGTCGTGGCCGGGACCACGGGTTCCCCCATGGCCCAAGACCTTTTGGTTTTGACCATTAGGGCGGCGGTAACTTCCGCGTCGTGTACGATCCGGGTTCGGCGTTGGAAATACGTAACGTCCGGCGTGGACCTAGGCGGCGTGTATACCGAAATCGTTTCGGAAATCGGCAACTATATTCCGCTTGTGTCCGCATCGGCCACGCCCGCCCCCGGGGGTCCGTACAACCCGGGGAAGAAACTTATGATTGCGACGGCGGTTCTTCAGGACAAGGCCGACCTTGTGGCCTACTACACAATTGAAGTTGTGGACGCTGAAGGCTTGGGCGGTCCCCCTATGCTGGTCGTCGGGCCGACCGCGCGGGATATCCAATTCACGCCCCCCGGCGGAACGGGCGGGGAAGGACTTTGCTACTAATGCCGACGAAGCAAGCCCCCTTGGTTTCGGCGGTTATGCCGACGTACAACCGACCGGAGTTCGTCCGCCATGCGTTCGGCCAGTTTATTACGCAAACCTATCCTTGCAAGGAACTGGTTATCATAGACGACGGGGAAATACCCATCCCCCAATCAATCGCCAAGCATCCTTGGGTTAAATATATTCGGCTTGGCGAACGGCTGTCCCTTGGGGAGAAACACAACATAGGGACGTTGCAAGCCCAAGGGGAATACATTATCCATTGGGACGACGACGATTGGTTCAACCATCATAGGATTGGCGTTCAAATGGAATCCTTGATGCTTGGGGAAGCGGACTTCAGCGGGATTTTGACCCAATATATTTTGTCCGTCCCTGATTGTTCTTTCGTTGCGTGGCGTCGGGGATACCCGAAGGGCGCGCGAGTGGTCCGCTATCAAGGCCATGATGGGACAATGGCTTTTCATCGGAAATGGTTTGACCGGGGAATTAGATACCCGGACCTTTTGGTTGCCCAAAAACTTGAATTCATACACTTAGCCATGGACGCCGGGGCCAAGGTCGTTCCCCTGCCCAACCGGGGAATGTTTGTCTATATCCGCCACGCCACGAACACTTGGAAGTTTCCCCGATTCTGGTTGGCGGACGTGAAAACCCCTACGTTCTTCCCCCAATCTTCTTTGGAATTTTACCGGGGGTCCGTGCATGTCTAGGTTCATTCTCCCCGGGTCACGTCTAAACGAAATCGCCGGGTCTTCGATCCGATATCCGGGTTGGAAGGTTTACATTTGGAACCCGCGTTGCGTGACCATGAACCAAGTTGCTTCGGGGAATACGCCCGAACCGCCGGAAGACCTTACGCCGTTTGTCGAAGCCGTGGATTACAGCGAAAATATCGGCTTTGAAAACGGCGACAACCCGACCACGCCCCAAGCAACCTTCAGTTTCAGGAGGAACCCCAACCCCGGGAAGAACATCCGGCGCGGCTGGATTGAAGACGGGGTTATAGTCCAAATCCGCCAAGGGGACTTGAGGATTGCCCCGTCCGATTGGATTCCGATTTTTACCGGGACGTTCCGGGGTCGGCCCGGGGACAACCCCGGCGTTCCCTCCGACTTGTCGGAAGGGTTTAACGCCACGGCTTACGGGCGCGAAGAACGGTTCTTGAACCTATCCGTAACAACGGACAAGTTCCCGCAAAACGTGGACCTTGGGGACATGCTGGTTGCCATTGCCCAAAACCATATGGGGTTGGGTCAAAACGAAATCCTGATTGGAAGCCAAGGCTTCGAATCCAAACACCTAACCAATCAGATTGTCGAACACCCCGCCCTTACGACCCTTTGGGAACTGCTGTTCCCCGTGGGCAAAAAACCCAAGTTCGATTCGATGGGGCGTCTTGTCGCCGTGGACGTGAACCTTAACAAACCCGCAACCCGGATTTACACGGACGGCAATACCCTAATCATGTCCAAGGTCAACAACCCCAACGAAGTTGAAGTTAATAATTCCGTGGTCCTCCGGGGGCTGGAACACAACCTTAGTAAGTCCATTCAAGAACAACAGTTGCTAACCGAATTCGAAGCCGTTACGGGGTTCTTCGATGAATCTTACGACGAACAGATTTATTACAGCCAAGACCGTTCGCAACGCGCGGACGATACGTTCCTAGTCACTAAGAAAAAAATTAAGTGGTCGTCCGCCGACTGGTCGGAAACGGACGAATTTTCCGGCCACGTTTCCATTGATACGCATTACCTAGCGGACGCCCGAACGATCATCTTTGTAACCTACGTGGTTTCTGAAGTCTTTGTCGCCCTGTTAGATTTCCTTATGCAAACCTTCGGAACGACGGTTGCGAACTTTGTAATTATTCCCCCGTCAACGACGGTCGCCACGCTCCGCGAAATCATCCACGTTATAGCCGTGCTTGCCATGGCTGGCCTGATTTGGGCAATGCAGTTTGTGGGCCGGGGCAAGTACGAAGTCCACGGGAAGCCCTTTGAATACGTTTACCGCGAACTTGTGTCGCGGCATCAATTGACCGGGCTTGAACCGGAGCAAGTACGCGAAACGGAATACCGAAACGACTTCGTTTCCGATATGGTCACGCTGGACACGCTGGCCGAAGAACACTTGCGCCGGGAATTGGTCAAGGACCAGATTGTTACAATTACCCTTGTGGACGATCCGGTTTTGGAAGTGGACGACGTTATAGAAACGGCGGAAGGGGACCGCTTCTATATCGTGTCCGTGAAGAAGGAACTTCGCCGGGAAGGGCGTCCGACCATGACCCTTTCTTGCTGGCAAATCGCCAGCGGGAAAACCGCCCCGATTGAAGCGTTGGAACTGGCCCACGAAGGATAAAGCATGGCCCGTAATATTGCCGTCTTCAGCCGCCGCGAGTTAGACGCCCAACGCCAGTTCGTTTCAGGGGTGACGGCCAGTTCCCCCCGATACGAAGCCATTGACGGGGCCGGAAACAAGGAATGGGTCGTTGACGTTTACATTGGTCCCTTGGAAGTCCAAGCCGCCGAAGGGCTGGCAAACGTTGTTCGGAACGTCCCCGTTGCGCCCTACGCGCGCCAGCGCGTGACGGACATTCGCCAGCCTATTACGATGGAGCGTTCCAAGCAAGGCAAGTATACGGTCGTCGGAAGGTCCAAGATTCTTCCCGCCGGAACGCAACTTCAAGACGAATCAATTTTCGAACCGACTTACCATGAAGTGAAGCACAACCTTTCCGACTTGAAATTGCTTTGGGTTGCCGACCTTGATTTCGAATTAGAACCCCTGCAACTAACCGTTGCGACCCCGCTTCAGGCCAGCCCTACCGAACCCCTGCAAGTCGTGAAGGCATACGACGGCTTCGGCAAGCAAGCCTTGGGGCCGGGGGCGAGTTGTGAAAGCGCGGTCCTTTCCCCCGTTGGCGGGTCCACGACAACGACCCGGCATATTCGAATTACCCCGGCCAAGTTCGGGCCGAAGGGGGACGCGCTGGCTATGGATTGGGGCGTTGGCCCCCTGCAACCGTTCTTCCAAGAGATTGTGGAATTGACCGTTTAAGATGGAGGGTTTAGACCATGCCGCCCCTTAGCCTAACCGACTTCAACGCTTCAGATTTGGATTACGTCCAAAAGCTGAACAACAACAATACGGCTATCGAAGCCGCAATCAACACGCTTCAAGCCCAAGTCCTAGCGTCCGTGGGCGAAGGCGTGGACTTGATCCTTGATACCTACGACCGGGACGGCATCGTTGGTTCCACGTCCTACGTTTTGGACTTGGACAACTACCCCGGCGGTTCCCAAATCACTATCGGGCGGCGTCCGGGTCCGTCCTTCGTCGGGGAAATCGACAAGTCGATTGCTTGGGGGACTTACTCCGGGGAAAGGTTCCGCGTTTCCATGTCGGGGGATTTGGTCCTTGACGCAATCTCCATCGTGTCGGGACTTCCCAAAACGATTTACGTTGGCATTCCGTCAAGCGGCGTCCCGCAACTGTTCGAATCGGGAATCGTTATCAACGTCCTTTATGCCTATAGCATGACTTGGGACGGTTACAGCCTGAAGGACTTTAAGCGGCTGGCCCCCATCCTGCCCGCTTATTCCACCATTCAGGCAATCGCCGGGGCTCCCCATTTCTTCCCCCTGTTCGATACCGAAACCGACTGGCTTTCGGAAATCGTGGGGTCGTGCGAAATCACGTTGCCCGGCGCGCAAGACGACAACGAAATTTTGGTTGATGGGTCGGTCGAAGTCTTGGGCTTCTTTATGACGGCTGGCAAGGCCGGGCCGGACGGGTTCGCGGCCAGCGGGGTTACGCCCGAAGACAACTTGGTTTCGGTCAAGGTCGTTTCGGAACTGGAAGACTGGACCGAAACGCCGTTCGAATTCGACGCTTCGAACGTGCCGGACACGATCTTTAAGAAGATCAACCCGGCCTTGGGCGTGAAGAAGTTCATTACCGAAGTTCAACGCTTCACGTTGGAACGGGTCGCGTTGGGGTCGTTCGTCACGTCGGCCCGCGCCTTTACGTGGGGAATCATCTATCGCCCGTTGATTGGCATTGCCATTCCCAAGGATCAAACCAAAGTGGTTTTGATCTAGGGCCAAAGTCGTTTGGAGGGTTTCAACTTGGAAGAAGAGTTGCGCGAAGTTTTGGAGTCCATGAAGTCCGCCAACGAACGCGGAATGTCCCGGCTTGAAGGGAAAATGGAAGCCATGGGCGGCGGACTCCAAGCGCATATGCTGGAATCGGCAACGCGACACGTTGACGTTTCAGCGTCCGTGAAGGCGTCCCATCGTCGCATGGACGAACATGTTGACGACCATAAGACCAGTTCCGGCAAGCGTTGGGAATTGACGGTCGCCCTTATCGTGGCCGGGCTGTCCGGCCTTGGAACGCTTGTCATGGTTCTTTATCAGTTAGTGAAGAAGACCTAGCCCTTTTTGGAGGATAGCGAACATGCGTTGGATTCTCGCGGCGTTCTTGCTGGTCATGTTCACGGGCGCGGGGTGCGCGTCCAAAGATAGGGTCACGGAAGGGGACCGGGAACTTTCGGACCAAAACGCAAAAGCGGCCAAGGTCATTCAGGGCAAGACCACGGACCCGGCGGTTGTGATTCCGGCAAAGGACATTCAGGCGAACAGCGAACAGCAATTGGAGAATTGGGGACCGCCCAAGGAACCGAAGCCGTATAGTCCGGCGGTTTCAAAAGAAACCCGGGACAAGGCCAAGGAAGAACACAAGGAAAGCCCGTTTTGGCCCATCGTCGGCGGCATCGCGGGCGCGGCCCTGTCGTGGTTCCTGAAGTCAACCGGGTTCGGCGGAATCCCTTTCATCGGCCAAGCAATCGCGGCCTTGTCGCCCAAGCTGGCGAACGGGGCAAACAAAAACGAAGCGGTTGCGGTCGGGCTCCAAGTCGCGTTGGACTTGGGCCGGGACAAGCTGGACAAGCTGGCGGCGGAACTGCGGGTCAAGCTGGCCGACAAGCCGGAACTTGCGGCGTTGATTCCGACCGGGCATATGCTGGTCGATCTTGTCCGAAACACGTTGGGCGACCGTGGATTGCTGGACGCCAACACGCGCCTTTACGACAGGAACAGCACGGGCGTTGCGTAATCCTTTTCGATACTACCCCGGAGCCCTGCCCCGGGATTAGTTAGGTCCGCTCCATCCGGGCCGACTGGAAGGCTTCCCGAAAGGGGAGCCTTTCTTTTTGCCCGGGGTTCCTGCATGTCAACGGGAGTACCCCCCAACGGGGGTCGCTTCTTCGTGTAAGTAATATTATTATTATTTATATATTAACTATACCCTTCCCCTTCCCCCTCCCCCTAGGGGGATACCCCTTTGCCATGGTGTTAATCGTAATTGTCGATTGTTGTTGCTTTCGTGGGTTAGACGCATTACTATAGGGGTGTCGTAATCGTTCTTTGAAAACAGGGCCGGGCCAGTACGGACGGGGCGGACCCAAACCCTTCCAGCGTGGGGGGACCGGGCGAAGGATGCGAAGAACCCGGACGCCAAAGGGAACAGTAACCGAACAAGTGTAAGGATGGATTTTTAAGGAAAGGGAAAGACTATGGCGGACACGATGGAAGTTCGGCTTTCGATCTTCAACGGGAAATACACCATTCAGAATCGGGCCACGGGGGAGCATCGGACCTTCTACGTTCGGACCCAAAAGGCCGACGCGAAGTTTGCGCCCGGCGCGCGGGTCGCGGCCCTTCTCACGGGCTCCGACAACGATTCCGATTCCAGCTATCAGGGCTTCGGGTTCGTGAACAACGACGGTATCCGGGTTTGGAGTTCCAAGCGCGGCACGGTCGCCGGGAAGAAGTCGTCTTGGGAGTGGTACGCGGAAATGTTGTGGAGTCTCGCCGTTGACGGCGGGGCGTCGGAGTTCGCGGAAAAATATAGCCTTCTCATGGAAGGCCGTTGCGTGAAGTGCAACCGGACGTTGACGGAGCCCGAAAGCATCCGAACCGGAATCGGCCCGGTTTGCGACGGGCGGAAGTAACCACGGGGACGCCCCCCGGCCCCAATGTCGGGGCCGGGGACTGAAGACGGGTTGGAGGAACAAGGGCAATGCGGATTGTGAAGTTGGAAACGTTGGGCTTGGTTCGGGGCTTGCTCCGAATGCGGGCCGTGGTGGAGTCGGACACGGAACCCCCCGTCAACGAAGTTGCGACCTTGGCCGGGTATCATCCGGCGGGGTACGGCTGTTACGACGTGTCGGCCCGGGAGTCCGGCCCGGCGTGGGTCGTGGAGTGGTCGCGCGGTTCGACGTGCGACTAGGGGGGACGCATGAAGGGGAAACGGAACGCGGTCCTTGTGTTGTTGGTTTTGCTGGTCCCAAGTGATTTACTTTTTGGAGGGTTAGCCCATGTTCACTATCACGGAAGGCGCGGCCATTTCGCGGAAAGCCCTTGTCGGAATCGCGGTCACGCCGCGCGGCAAGGGGGAAGTCACGGAGCGTTGGAAGGGCGTTGCCCATTCGGAGTTGGCGGACACGGTTGTTGACCGCGTGGAAAACGCCGGGTTCAAAATCAAGTCGGAGCGTTGGGGAACGGCCATGAACAACGCGGCCCTTTACGGGACGTTGGACCTTCTCCCCCTGCCCGAAATGAAGATCGAACTTCCCCGGGGCGTCGGGCTGTCCTTGGGGCTCCGTCACTCCAACAACGGACGCCACGCGCTTACGTTCTTCGCCGGGGTCCGGGTCTTCGTTTGCTCCAACGGGATGATTTCGGAACGCTTCACGCCCGGGGAGCGGAAGCGGCATACCATGAACTTGAACCTTTCCGACACGGTGGACGCCGGGCTTGTCCAGTTCGCGGACGGCGCGCGGGCCAATCTCGCGGCGGAAATCAAGGCCCTTCAGGGCATGGACTACACGAACGAACTGAAGGTCCACAACGTCCTTTGCAGGACGGGCGCGGAAGGGCTGGTCCCGTGGTCCCAACTTGGCAAGGTCGAACAGGCGTGGAGAACGCCCCCGCATCCCGAATTCAAGGACCGGAACGGCTGGTCCCTTTACAATGCCTTTACCGAAGTCGCCAAATCGTTTTCGCCCACGAATCAGGCGCGGGCAATCGGCGGGCTTCGGGGCATCTTTCAGGAAGTCGCCCGGGACGCGCGCTTCAAGTCCAACTAGGAACTAGGCCAGTCGAGCAACCCGGCCCCGCCAGTACGGGGGGCCGGGCTTTCGAAGGGCCTTTACGTCCTTCGGGGTCGCCCGGAACCGCTCCGGGTTAGAGGGTAACTTCTATGGGTATCACGGCGCGAAAGCTGGCAAACCCCATGCGCGGCGTTTCGGAGTTGTCGCGTTCCAAGCTGTCCGGCGGCGGTTCGTCGTTCATTACGTGCGTTTGTGGGCGCATCGTGGAACCGACCGAAGCGGGCGTCAAGCCCCACCGTCCCCGCCACGCGGTCAAGGACGGCGTTCCCATGACCCGCAAGGCGCGTAAGGCGTCGTGGTGCGAAGCCCCGGCCCCGGTCAAGGCGGCGGTCGTGGTCCCGCCCACGGTGACGGAGCCGCCCACGGAGCCCGCCACGGCCCCGGAGCCGACGACGGAGCCCACGGAGCCCAAGACGGCCCCGGAGCCCGTCACGGAGCCGCCCACGGCGTCCAACTAGGGTTGGAATTCCCTTGACTGTATCCCCTGTCGGGGTATAGTTGGAACTTCAAGGCGAAGGGCCGGGGTCCGGGCGACCCGTCCGAAAGGGCGGAAACGACGGACCCCGGCCCCAAGCCGACCGCGACCGGACGGGATTCCGGCGACTTGTAAATATAGGGATTGCGACCATGCCGAAGCCCAACAACGTTCGGGCGGCGTTCGACGCCGGGTACTGTTCCGGTAAGTATTGCCGGGACTTGGTAGGGTCCGGCGAAGGAATCCAAGACTACACGGACCCCGAACACCCCAAGCGGTTTTGCTGGTTTTGTTACCGGAAGTTGGAAGCCGCCAAGGACGCCAGCCCCAAGGCCCCGCCCGCGCCCGCGACGGCCCCGCCGCCGGACGCTACGCCCCCGACCCTGCCCCCGACCCTGCCCCGCCGCGTCGTCGTCGTGCGGAGGAATACCTAGGCCATGCGTTCCGCCCTTCCCCATCAAGTCCAAGGCATCGGTTACTGTTCCCGGTTTGAACATCCCGCGTTGTTTATGGAAATGCGGCTTGGGAAAACCTTAGTCACAATCCGCGCCTGTCAACGTTGGGGGGTCAAGGCCGTTTTGGTCTTGGCCCCCCTTTCTGTTTTAAAGTCGTGGGAAACGGAGTTGCGGGAGGAAGGGCAATCGTGGATCGTGTACCCGGAAACGGATCAACGGGATTTGGAATGCCCGCCGCCGGGCAAAGTCGTTTGGGTCTTGGTCAACTTCGAAAGGTTAATAGCGTCGTTTAAGTCGTGCGGTAATGCGGACTTCAAGACTTTACTAGCACGATTCAAGCGTTGCGATTACCGCGACGACCCGGACCTTGCCGCGTGGACCGCGTGGGCCGACCAGTTCGACGCCGTGATTGTGGATGAGTCAAGCCGGATTAAAAACCCGAAGGCCATGATTACGAAGCTGGTTACGACCGCGTTTCGTCGGGCCGATCATCGGGCGATTCTGTCCGGCCTTCCCGCCCCCGAAAGTCCGTTGGACTACGTGGAACAATTCCGGTTCTTGTATGGCCGCTTCATGGGGGCCAAAAACTTTTGGGTTTATCGTTCCCGGTTTTTTCAAGCCGTCGATTATGAATGGGTTCCCAACCCCGGGACGCGCCAGCAAATCAAAAAGGAAGTCGCGCGGCTGGCGTTCGTCATGTCCCGCCGGGAAGCGGGCATCGGGTCGAAGAAGGTTTATTCGCGCCGATACATCGAACCGACTACGGCCCAAGTCCGATTGGCCGACGAAGTGGAAGGCGAATTCCGATTGGGCCAAAACGAAACGAAGTTTTCGCTTGTAATCCATAACTGGTTGGGTAGGATAGCCGGGGGACATGGCGACGGATGGGCCGTCGTGTCCGACAGGAAGGGAAAGGAAATCGTGGAGTTGTTGCAGGGGGAATTACGGAACGAACCCGCGTTGGTTTTGTTCCGCTTCAACGCCGAACTTCGGTTGGTCGCGTCCATGCTTCGTCGGGCGCGCATCCCCTTTGTTTGGATTACGGGCGAAACCAGCCCCGACGAACGCCACGCCCGCCGACTTCTCTTTCAGAAAGGCCGCGCCCGGGTCGCCCTGTTGCAAATCAAAGTTTGCAAATACGGGTTGGACTTCTCCCGGTCGTCCACGTCGATTTATTATTCCAATTCGTTTTCGTTGGACGAACGGAAGCAAAGCGAAGACCGGATCATACATCCCCTGAAGAAAGAACCCCTGTTGTATATCGACTTGATAACCCGGGACTCCGTGGACGAATCCGTTTCGGAAGCGTTGCGGGTCAAGGAAGCCGACGCGCGTTGGTTCTTGCGTAAGTTCTTCCAGCTTGAAAGGGAACGACTTGTCCGCCGTATTCGTAACGCTTGACCCCGGCCAGCGAACGGGCGTTGCAGTTTGGGACGCCGACACGTTCAACGAACGGGTCCGCCCGGTTTCGGTTTCCATGTTGACCGTTGGGCCGGGTCGCCGGGAATGGCCGTGGGCGGAACGTTGCAAGGCCCTAGGGGATAAGTTCGCGGGCCTGTTCAAGTGGCAAACGGTCGTCCGGGTTTATTGCGAACTGCCCGCCTTCTTCGAAGGGGCGACGGGTCACGCGGCGGCGGCAAAGGGCGACGTTGTAAAGCTGGCGTATTTGGTGGGGGTATATGCCGGAATATGTCACGCCCGGGGGGTAGTATTCTCCCCGGTTCCCGTAATCGAATGGAAAGGGCAGTTGTCCAAAGAGATTGTCGCGCGCCGGATCGTGAAGAAGATTGGAAGGACGGCGCAAGACGGACAGGAGTTCCACGCGGATATATGGGACGCCGTGGGAATCGGCCTTTACGTGAAGGGACTTTTTTAATGGACGCCCAAAAGGAATTGGCGGACTGGCTTTCGTGCCGGAAGTGCGCCTTGGGCGAACGCGCCAAGTTGCACGTCCTAGGCCGTGGAGTCCTGCCCGCCCAAGTCCTGTTCATTGGGGAAGCCCCCGGCAAGTCCGAAGACGTGTTGGGGGAAGCGTTCGTCGGGCGGGCCGGGCGGTTGCTGGACAAGGCCGTTGCCGTCGCCAACAAAAAGGGCGTCCCGGTCTACTTCACGAACTTGGTTGCTTGCCGCCCGTGCGACAGGATCGGAGCCCCCAACCGCCAGCCCCTAGGCTTGGAAGTCCTGTCATGCCTTCCCCGGTTGCAAAAGACAATCGAACTTTCCGGCGCGCATGGGATCGTCGTTTGCGGTCGGCTTGCCCAAGTGGTCTTCGCCCGGTACTTGCCCGGCCCCGGGTTGCCTAATCCTATCCGCCTTGAAATTCCCCAACCCGCTTGGATACTTCGTCGCGGCGGGGAAGCGTCCGCCGACTGGCCCGATTATGTTTGTAAGTTGGTTTCATTTTTTGAAAGGGTCACGACATGAACAAGGCCGCGCCCCCCAAGCCCTACAACATGGCGGAAGACGGCGTTACCCAATCCCTGTTGGGTATGTTCTTCGAATGCCGGAAGAAGGCCGGAACGTACCTTGAACGCTGGTCCCCGCTAAAGGTCGGCCAACCTTTGCTTCACGGAATCCTTGTCCACCGTGTCCTTGAAACCGTCCACGAAACCCAACGGAAAACGAAGAAGACCCCGGGCCGGGAAGCCGTCGTCGCCGTGGTGGAAGCCGTCGTTAAGGCCCACGAAAAGGAAGAAGGCGGGCGTTGGTCCGCCGAAGAAACGGAGAAGTTCGAAACCGTGACGGCGCAAATGCTGGCGGTCCTGCCTGAATATTTCCAGTATTGGGACCGGAAGCCCCTTGCATGGGTGGACGTGGAAGGCGTGTTCCGCGTCCCGTTCAAGTTCGGCCCCAACATGTCGAACCGTGTTTCTTCGACGTGGTTAATGGGCCGCATGGACGGCGTTTATAGGTCGTCCAAGACCAAGACCCTTTGGTTGTTCGACGCCAAGAACAAATCGCAAATCGTGGAAGAACAGCTTGGGGAAACGCTGTTGCGGGATTTCCAAATCAACTTTTACTTGCTGGCCGTTCGTCTTCTCACGGGCGAAATTCCGGCGGGCTTCCTTTACAACGTGCTTCGTCGCCCCAACCTGAAGGTCGGCAAGGCGGAATCGTTGGCGCAATACGCCGACAGGATCAAGGAACATATCAAGGAAGACCCGGAACACTACTTCAAGCGGTACGAAGTTTGCGTTACGAACGAAGACCTTGACCAGTTCGAACGCGAGTTGGTCGAAGTCCTTTGGGAGTTCGAAAGCTGGAACAAGGCCGGGCGTCCGGGCCGGATGTTCGGCCAGCCCTGCATTAGCAAATACGGAATGTGCGCCAACATTCCCATTTGTTACAACGACAACCGCGCGTCGTTTTACCAACGGCCTTCTATCTTCAGGGAGTTGGACGAATAGCGTTTGGATTTGATGGAGGATTGGCAATGATTGTTAAGCGTAAACCCGCGCCGGAAGGTCCGGTCCTGTCCCTGCCCACGGAGCCTAGCACCCCCGTAACGGACTTGGGCCGTTACTCCATGCTTCTTTACGGGTTGGAGAAGATCGGCAAAACGACCTTGGCCGCAATGTTCCCCGACGCTTTCTTCCTGTTGTGCGAACCGGGCGGCAAAGCCCTTTCGATCTACGGGCGGGAAGTGAAGACGTGGGCCGACTTCAAGGGGTACTTGTCTTTGTTGGACCGGAGCCCCGGCAAGTTCAAAACCGTAGTCGTGGATACCGTGGACCTTGCCTTTAAGTTTTGCGAAGAACATATGCTTAGGAAGATGGGCATAACGCACGAATCCGACGAAGAATGGGGCAAGGGGTGGGCCTTGGTCCGTAACGAATTCGCCTTGGCTATGGCCCGGATCATTAACGGGCCGCGCGGAACGATCTTCATTTCCCATGCGACGGAAAAGAAAACGAAGCGTCGGGACGGGGGTTCGTCGGATAGGGTCGTCCCGACCATGCCTTCCCAAGCCCGCGCCGTGTTGGAACCCATGGTCGATATCTGGTCCTATTACCAGTACGACGAAAAGGGCGGGCGCGTCCTTACGATTCGGGGGGACGAAGACGTTGCCGCCGGGCATCGTTGTAAGGGTCACTTCGTCGGGGTTTCCCAAGTCGATATGGGAACTTCCCCGGAACAGGGATATAAAAACTACGTTGCGGCTTTCGAAAAGACCGCGACTTCCCCGGCGACCGGGGAGAAGGGAGGAACGCCGAAGCGCGTTGTTCGCATCAATCGTTAGTGGTGTTTAAGTTGGAACGACTTTGACTTTCTATTTGAAAGGGCAAGCCATGGGTTCGGAGTTTTCAAACAGGCTGAAGAAGTTGGGCGGTAACTGGAAGAAGGCGTCGAAGCGCGACCCTTCGGAGTTCGGCGGTTCGGCAATCGAAGACGGGATTTACCGCCTTCGTATCACGGGATGCGAATTGACGGAAAGCGTTTCGTCCGGTCGGCTCCAAATCCATTGGGAGTTCACCGTTGCCGAAGGCGAAAGCAAGGGCGAACAAGTCCACGATTACGACGGCTTGGAGTCGGAAGACAACCTTTTCTTCCTTCAGCGGAAACTTGCCCGCTTGGGCAAGGAAGTTCCCGAAGACGTTTCGACTATCGAAACGGTCTTGCAGGAAATCGAAAAGGAAAGGCCGTTGATCCGGGCGCGGGTCAAGACCAAGGACGACTTCACGCACGTTTACATTAACAAGATGTTGGACGACGCGGGCAAAGACGTTGACATGCCGGAACCGGACGGCGCGGAGCCCGAAGCGGAGGAAGGCGGCGAAGCCCCGGAGGAACCCGCCGTCGAAGAAGCGGCCCCGGAGGAAGTCGCGCCGGAAGCCGAAGCGGAGCCCGAAGCGGAGCCCGAAGCCGGGGACGCGCTGGAAGAAGGAATGCGCGTCACGTTCAAGAGCAAGGGCGCGGACGTGGAAGGCGAAATCGTGGAGTTCACGGACAACGACAGTAAGGCGCGCGTGAAGACCGACGCCGGGGTTTACAAGGTCGCCGTTGAAGCCTTGTTCCCCGTGAAGGGCGAAACGGAGCCCGCCGACGCGGAGCCCGAACCCGAACCGGAGCCCGCCCCGAAGCGTGGCCCCGGGCGTCCGGCCAAGGCCCCGGCGAAGCCCGCCACGGCCCCCGCCAAGACCACGGGCAAGGTTTCTAAGGTCAAGCGTACCTAGACCCTTCTCCGGGGCCGGGGCGCGGCCTGTTGTCGCGTCCCGGCCCCATCCTTGGCCCGTCGTCTAATGGTAGGACCGGGGACTTTGAATCCCCGTATCTAGGTTCGAATCCTAGCGGGCCAGCCAAGCGCGGTTGATGGATGGAGCGTCGGCCATGGGCGTTTTGCGGCAGTACCTAGCGTCCCTCCCCCCGGCGGTTAAGACCGTCCAAGAGATTGTGGGGGACCACGATACCCTAATTGCTTTGAAGTCCCCCGTTGCTTGCGACACGGAAACGACCGGGCTTAATCCGTGGTTGGGCGACCGCCCTTATGCCTTTAGTTTTTGTGACGCTGAAGGCCGAAAGGCGTTCGTCCGTGGCCGGGTTAATCCCGCAACTAGGGAAGTGGAAATACCCAAACGCCCTTGGCGTTCGCTGGTCAACTTCTTCAGCAACGCCAGCGTTACCAAGGTCTTTCACCATGCCAAGTTCGATATTCGGATGCTTGAATCCATCGGGGCCAGCGTCCGGGGTCGCATCGAAGAAACGATCTTCGCCCTTCACGCGCTAAACAACATGGAACCTAGTTTCAAGCTGAAGCGGCTTGGGGCCAAGTATGTTGAAATCCCCGACGACGACGAAAAGGAATTGAGGAAGGCCACGTCGAAAGCCCGGCTTGCGGCGAAGAAGAAGGGTTGGAAGATTGCGGAAAAGTTGTCCAGTAGTGACGACCCTATAGCCGCCGACTATTGGCTTGCGCCGGAAGAGTTGTTGAAGCGGTACGCGGTCACGGACGCGGAGCGGACCATATTGCTTTGGCTTATGGCCCACGGGGTCATGGACGAAGAAGGCGTCCGCGATACCTACGAAATGGAATTGAAGTTATTCCCCCGGACCTACGCCATGGAAACCCGGGGCGTTAAGATCGAACCCGCCGTCGTGGACGCGGAGATTGTCAACCACAACGGCGCGTTGAAGAAGTCCCTTGCCGAAGTCCAGAAATGGAAGCCGGGCATAAACCTTAATTCCCCTGTCCAGCTTCAGCGGTTTCTATACGGGACCAAGGATTGCGGCGGGCTTGGGGTTGCCCCTATTTACGACAAGGACACGGGGAACCCGACGACCGACGCCGAAGCCCTGCAATCCATCCAACACCCCTTCGCCCGGCTTATCTCCCGGGTCCGCGCGCACGAAAAAGCCTTGTCGTCCTTCTTCGTCAAATACAAAAGGCTTTCGATTCCCGACCCGCTTAACCCGGGCGGGCGGGCGTTGCATCCCGACTTCCAACAAGTCGGACCCGTAACCGGGCGGTTCGCGTGTCGGACGCCCAACCTTCAGAATGTCGCGGACTCTTCCGGCGCGGGCTTCACCACGGAGCCTATCCAAGCCCGAACGCCCTTCGGCCCCCGGCCCGGGTTCGTTTGGTATCACTTCGATTTTTCCCAACTTGAACTTCGTATCTTCGCGGACGTGGCCCAAGAACCTAACATGCTTGCCGCCATTCACGAAGGCGGCGACATTCACGGCAACACGGCCCGGAAGATTTGGGGGGACAAGCGGCCCGACGCGGCAATCAAGGCGGCGGTATCCGCCCTTGGGCTGGACGGCAAGGAAGCGGAGAACACGCCCAAGGCCATTTCGGAAGTCGCCCGGCTCCGTAAACGTGAAGGCAAGGCCAGCCCGGAAACGCTGGCGACCGCTTGGCTTGATGAACACGGATGGGATATCAATAAAGCCGAATCGTCTATCGACAAAAAGAACAGCCGGAAGAAGGCGAAGATTATCAACTTCCTAACCATTTACGGCGGTTGGGCGGACGCCGTGGCGTCCAAGCTGGTTTGTTCCAAGCGTGAAGCCGAAGACCTTTTGGAAGAGTACCACGCGACCTTTAACCGGATTCGGGCCTACTCCGAAGAACTTTCTTCGCTTGTATACCGGGACGGTTTTATCCGAAACCGTTTCAACCGGAAACTTTGGGTCGATCCTGATTACGCATACCGGGCCGTTAACTACATGGTCCAAGGGTCGGCGGCGGACTTGCTGAAAGATCGAATGTTGGCCGTGTCCGACTACTTAGAAAAGATGCGGGCGCGTGGCGTCGAAGCGTATTTGGTCCTTACCATTCACGACGAAATCGTTATCGAAGTCCGATTGGGCCAAGGGTTCCCTTGGTTCCTTCGGAGAATCCGGCGCATCATGGAAGACCACGGCGGACGGTTCGGGCTTCCGCTCCCCGTGGACTTGGCGAAGACCGTAACACGATGGAACGAAAAGAAGGAATTGAAGGACTTTAGATAGGGAGAAGGGGCGCGCATGATTACCGAAGAAGCGGCGAAAGCCGTAAGGGGCTTTGTTGTCCACGGCGTCACGTTCGAAGACATGGCGGGCGACCAAGTAATAGGGGATTGCCCGTTCAGCGGAACACCCAAAAAGTTCTATGTCAACTTCAAGAACAAACTTTGGGATTCCAAAACGGCGGGCTTGTCCGGCAACTTCCAAAAGTTCTTGGAGATTGTCGCCAAGGAAAACGCCGACGCTTTCCGGGCAACCCCTGAAGCCCAAAAGGTCTTGGCTATCTCCCGCCAGCTTCCCAAGTCCGCCTTTGAAAAGTGGGGCATCGGCTTTGACGGCGGCAACTTCACCATTCCGGTTCGGAATGAAAAAGGGAAGATCGTAGACCTTCGGACGTGGCGACCGAAGCGCAAATCCATGTCCACGCCCGGCGTTCAAACCGGGATGTTCGGGCATGAACAGTTGCACGACCCCGCGCGGAAATCGGAGCCTGTTTATATTTGTGAAGGCGAGTGGGACGCTATCGCCCTTGATTGGCTGTTGCGTCTTCTTCAGAAACCCGGAATCGTCGTCGGGCTCCCCGGGGCCAACACGTTGAAAACCGAATGGGTTCCGTCCTTCAATGGCCGGGACGTTCGGGCCATGTACGACGCCGACGACGCCGGGGCGCAAGGCGAAGCGCGCTGTTATGAACTGTTGTCGGCGGCGGCGAAGTCCCTTCGGTTCGTGGAGTGGCCCCCCGCTTCGCCGGACGGCTTCGACGTGCGGGACTGGATCGTTGCCGGGGCCGTCAAGGGGAAGAAGCCCCGGGCGTGTCTGTTCGCGCTGGAAGCCATGATCCGGGGGACCAAGCCCCGGACCAAGCAAGGCGCGGGGGCCGACAAGGAAGAAGAAGGCGGCGAACCCAAGCCCGAATTGAAACCGATTACGCGCCAAGAACTTTTCATGGAATATAAGAAATGGCTTCATATGCGCGACGACGAACCCCTTGCGGTCATGTTCGGAACGTGCTTCGCCAACCGTCTTCAGGGCGACCCGCTTTGGTTGTTCTTCGTGGCCCCGCCCGGCGGCATGAAGTCGGAACTTCTTATGACTCTGAATCTGTCGCCCGAAACCTATTCCGTTTCGACCCTTACGCCCCATGCCCTAGTGTCCGGCGCGTCGTGGGTCGGGGGCGAAGACCCGTCGTTGATTCCGAAGCTGGACGGAAAGGTTTTGATTATCAAGGACTTTACGACCACGCTTCAAATGAACCCGTTAGCCCGGGATGAAATCTTCGGGCAGTTGCGGGACGCTTACGACGGCAAGTTCGAAAAGGTTTTCGGTAACGGCATCGTCCGGCGGTACGAATCCACGTTCGGAATCATCGCGGGCGTTACGCCGAACATTGACGCTTTCTCTTCGCTCCATTCCGGGTTGGGCGAAAGGTTCTTGAAGTATAGGCTTGAAGGCAATACGGTACACCTTGACGAAAAGGAAAGAATCTTGCGGGCAATCGGGAACATCAACCAAGAAAACAAGATGCGCGACGGCTTGAAGGACGCCGCCGCCCGGTTCCTTTCCCAAAAAATGCCCGACCCGGAACCCAAGGTTTCGCCGGGCATGGCTTCACGGATTGCCGACCTTGCCATGCTTGCCGCACGTATGCGCGGCGTGGTGAACCGGGATAAGTACGACTATAGGCTTATGACGAACAAGGCCAGCTTTGAAATCGGAACCCGGTTGGGCAAACAGATTTCCAAACTGGCGATAGGCGTAGCCGTGTATTACGGCGAGAAAGTCCCAAGCGAAAGGACTTACAAATTGGTGACGCGCGTTACCATGTCCACGGTCCCCGACAAAGTGGAAGAAGTCGTCCACGGGCTTTGGAAGCTATGCCCCAACCCGAACAGCGCGGCCCCGACGCCCGCCATTAACAAGGCATGTTCCCGCCTTACGCCGTCAACGATCTTCCGAACCCTTCAGGACTTGGCCGTTATCGGCATGGTCCACCAAATCGGGAGCGGGAACAAGTACCAATGGCAATTGGACGAATCCATTAAGAACTTAATTAAGGGGGCGAATGCTTATGGCGTGGCAAGGCTCAATTAAGATTGGGGCGTCCGAAGGCGGGCGCGTCCTGATTATGTATCGTGGGGAATTCCGGGTCTACGACGTGGGGACCGCCGACGCCGTGGACAAGTTGCGCCGTATTGCTTCAACAAGTCACGTTGCCGCAATGCAGTTCGTCGCGCGTTTCCCCCGGGTTCCCGAAGCGGAAAAGGCCCATGTTGAATCCCTGAAGGCGGGGCAAGCCGCCGAATTCAAGGCCATACTTGAAGCGGTCCAACAGCCTTTGAAGGTCCGGCCCGACAAGAAAGGCAAAGGGAAATGATGGACGACAAGTTGCCCGACCAACTGAACATGGACAAGGCTTCTTCGGCCTTCAAGAACCTTGCCGCCCGCACGTCCTATAAGAAACTCCTGAAGACCTTGGACGGTCGGCGGGGCGTGTTCCGTGGCGGGTACAACCCGACCCGGGAAGACGACCGCGACCGCGTGGCCCGGGAGCGGGAACGCGAAGTCGCCCGGCTCCGGTCGGAAGAATTCGATTGCGAACGGCTGGCCCGGGAGTCCGACAGGGCCGGGGACTTCAAACGCTTTGCCCGCTTTTGGAACCGCATGGACGCGGCCCGGCGGGACTTGGTACGGCTTGGGGCGGCGGGTCCGGGGGCCTAGGCCGTGGCCCGAAGGGACCGGGTTAGGGCTTACTTCAGGCGATTGGAGTTGGTCAAGACACTTGGGGGAAAATGCGTCGATTGTAAAACCAAGGGGACCGTTCGAAACGGACTTCAAATCGACCACGTTAACGGACGTAATTACGACGTGCGAAAAATGGACCCTTCTTGGCGCGTTATAAAGTATTGGCAAGAGTACAACGCGGGGGTTCCGTTGGCCGTTCGTTGCAAGAGTTGTAACAGCCGAAAGCATTAGGGGGGACCATGGAACTAATCCACAAGGAAGGGCCTTTCCATTTCAGCACTAGCAGGGACGGTAAAATCCAAATCGAATTGCCGGACGGCCACGGCCCGGGGTTGACTTACGAAGAGTTGAAGCAACTTGCCCACGGAGCCCGCCACGTAACGGGACTGATTACCAACGGGCTTCCGGTCCCGACTCCGATTTGTCGGCATCGTTGCCGGACGTGCGACGAAGTTTGGTCCCACGACCCGTTGAAGCTGGAATGCGTTTGGGCTTACGATGAACTTTGCGGCGAATGCGCCGGGAAATGAAAGGGTTTAGAATGCGGCATATGTCCGATATGGAATTGGTGGACGCGGAACGCGCGTGGATTCTATACGCGGGGGCCAACAGTATTAAGGTTGATGATACCAAAGTATCCGTTAAGCAACGGCGCGCGTTCATGGCCGGACTTGAAATCGCGTTGGGCATGGTGGACGGGGCCAAGGCCCGGGAGCGTTTCCAAACGGAACGGTTCGCCCGTGCGTTCATGCTGGCCGGACAGCTTTACAAGTTGTTGACCCAATGCCTTATGGTCCTGAACAACATTCGGAAACGGATTGTCGTAGGGCCGGAAGAGAAGCCCGCCGACACCTTGGGCATTGGGCAAACTATCGAAGTTGTGGCGTCCGCGCTGAAGTCGGCCAAGACCATTCTATTGACGTTGGACGCCGTACAACCCGACGCGAACGGGAACCCCACAAATGAACGTTGAAGACGAACCCCCTATCATGGTCGTTGCGCGGGGCGCGGTCTATTGGGGGTACGCGGTCGAACGCCGGGGCAAGCGCGAAGCGTGGTTGCTCCGTTCCCCGACCGGGGGTTTCCGGTATGCGTCCATACACGCGGCTTTGTATCACTACACGCCGGAAGCGTTCGCCAAGTTGTCCGCGCTGTTCGGCTCCAAGGACAATTCGGACGACACTTTCCAAAGCGATTGGGAAGCCATAGTCGCTTCGCTCAAAGCGTTTACGGGTTGACATATAGGGGGAACGGGAGTCATTCTATGGACACCATGACGGCGGAAGAGTACCAAGAGAACTTGAAAACGTGCGGACTTGCGGCCATGTTCCTTGAAAGAGTGGACGTTTCCGACATGCTGGCCCGGATCGAAAAGGCCGACAGCTTGGGGGCCGTGCTGGACCCCACGCTTTACCGGGAGAAGCGCGAAGCCATGATGGAAGACAAGGAACTTTTGGAAGCCGCCAAGCCCCTTTGGGATTATGCCCGGAAGGTCCGGGCCTTGCGTATCAATCAGCTTCAGAAAAACCGACAGGACGAAACCTAGTTTTCAACTTCATTGGAGGATTGACCATGGCGCGTAAGTTCCCCGTATTCGAAGTGTTCTTCGGAAACCGTTCGGGCGAATTCCGTTGGCGGCTCCGATCCAAGAACGGTTTGATTATCGCGTCTTCCGGCGAAGGCTACAAACAGCGCGCCGGAATCGTGAACGCCATTCGAGCGGTCAAGCTGGCCGCTTCCCGGGGCGTGGTGGAAGCCGTCAAGGTCGTTCCCGCCCGGCTGTTGAAGAAGGCCAAGCCCAAGGCGAAGCCCAAGCCCAAGGCGAAAGCCCCGGCCAAGGTTCCCGCGTAACTGCCTTTTCCTCCCTCTCTCGAAAGCCCCCCGGGTCGGTCGCAAAGACTCCCCGGGGGGCTTTTCTTTTTTACGAACGCCTATTGACTTTATGCCATAAAGTGCGATACTTGAAGCATGGAAACCAACGGCGCGGACACTTTGGACGCGCGGGGTATTTCCAGTCGAAAGGGGCAAGCCATGAAAAAGCGCAACGCGAACACGATCATTCGGGCCGAAATGCTCGCCAACGAACGGGTTTTCTTTTCCATGGTCCGCGAAGCCAACAAAGACGGCAAGCGTTATCAGCCTTCGGTATGGCTTAACAAGTCTTCCCACAACGCGCTTACGCGGCTGGAACGCAAGGGCCGAATCGTGTTCATTGCCGGGACCGTGCTTGGCCGTAAGGGGTGGGCTCCGTCCGGTTATGTCGTCGTGAACAAGGCCAAGTAACCCCAACCCCCATTGAAAGGAACAGCCGTGAAGAACACTTGTGAACAGCGCGTCGGGTCGATAATGACGGGACGCCACGTTTGCGGGAAGCCCGCGACCATGACCCACGAAGACCGGGCCTATTGCGGCATCCATGACCCCGTGAAGCGGAAGGACAAGGCCGACGCCCGCTATGCGGAAGCCCGCGCCCTTGACCAGCACCGTTTCGAAGTTCAGGAAGCCAAGGGCGACCTTGTGCGGGCCGCGTTGGACGCCGCCCCGGAGTCCCTGCCCCCCGCCCTTCGGGAAGCGGTCGCGGCCTATCGGTCCATGATCGGCAAATAACCCCCCCCCCCCCCGGTCAAGGAAAGGCTCCCCACCCCCCAAAAGGGGGGCCTTTTTCTTTTCCCCCCATGTCGCTTTGGGCGTTGACTTTATGCCATAAAGGGGTATGATTTGGGTATGAAGAACAACGACGCGGCGACCACTACGGGAGCCGGGGTTTCTTCGAACGGAAAGGGGCTTACCATGGCGGGCAAAATGAAAAAGGGAACCCCGGTTGTGCAAATCAACTTTTGGAACGGGGGGCTTACTGGCGACACGTTCACGATTAGTACCCGGAAAATGGTTCTCAAGAGCATGGGGGCCAAACAGGGAACGGCAACGGTTGTGTCTAGCGGGGAAATGGCCCTGCATAGGTTTTACGCGGAACAGATTGGAAAAACGATTTTCGCGGAAAGCGAACTGTCCGAAGCCCGGATTATGGAAATCGCCAAGGCCATGCAGGACGCCACAATCAAGGCCGAAACGGATACCCTTAATTGGCGCGTGGAGAACTGGGGCGAAGCCGAAGGCCGTTACTACGAAAAGTTCGTCAACAACGCTAAGAAGCCGCTTCGGGTCGCTTCATACGAAACCCTTTGCGCGGAAGTAAAAACCGAAGTCCAAGGCATGAAGTAGCCCCCGACCCCGGCCAGTAGAAAGGCCCCCGAAAGGGGGCTTTTTTATTTGCTTCGAATCGTATTTGGACCGTTGACTTTATGCCATAAAAGGATACGATTTAGGTATGAAGAACCACGCGGCGGGCCTTTCGCGCGCCGGGGTTTCTTCGATGAAGGGTTCCACCATGATGCACGGAAACGAACTTCCCATCCGGCGGACGATCTACGTTAAGCCCTGCCCCGACTTCGTGGCGGCGGTTGTGAACATGGAAGCCCGCATCAAGCAAGGCGCGAAGACCCCCCGGACTTGCGCCGAAGTCCGCAAGTTCGTGGGCGAGTTCGGCGGCATCAAGGAATGGACCTTGCGCCGACACCCCACGGGTTACTTTTACGTGACGGGGTACGAAGCGGACGGCAAGCCCTTTTCCACGTCCAGCATTTGCATTCATGCGCTACGTCAAACCACGTTGGCGGACTGGCGCGAAATCGTGGAACGGAACATCGTGGAAGCCCTTTAGGGAGGAATGGACATGGACAAGATGGAAAAGGGCGGCTTGGTCCGGGTCAAGGCTGGTCGGCTGGCTGGCCGGGAAGCCACGGTCTATTGGGTGTCCGGCGACGGCTCCCGCATCGGCGCGAAGTTCGGACACGCGACGGCGGCGGACGGCCCCAAGTTCCTTGACACTATGTTTTGGTTCAGCATGGCGGACGTGGAAGCCGTGTCTTGGGGCTACGAACGCGACGGCATGGAGGAAGTCCACCGTTGCGCGCGTTGCGCCGGAACGGGCGCGTTCATTACGTGCGTGGTCAACGGCCAGCCGTCCGGCCCCGGCGGGTCGTGCTTCCGTTGCGGCGGCAAGGGCCGCGTGAACGGGGAAGACCGGGAACGGAATTGGGGCTTTGATATGTTCGGTCGGAGGGTCCGCTAGACTTTATGCCATAACGTCCCTTTATGCCGTAAAGTGTAAACGCTTTACGTAAATTGTCACAACCGAACCCCGATTCCCAATCGGAATTGGCTTGGCATGGCGTTTGCGTGTAGTACCGTGGTTGTTGGTTCTTTGAAATTCTGTTTGGAGGAAAGGCGCAATGTCTGATCCACAACGGCGGCGGGTCTACGCGGCGGAAAAGTACATCCCCCAAGGGCGCACGTTGGCGGAAGTCCCCGACGTTCAAGCCTACGTTGATAGGCTGGTCCGTGAACCGTGGTTCCGGTATTACTGGAAGCTGAACCGAATCACGGTCAAGGACGGGCGGCGGCGGTCTTCGGGCTATGCGAACAGTTGGGGCGACGTTATCGGGCTCCCCCGGTCAACCCGGTTTGAACGGTACGTCTTGCACGAAGTCGCCCATTTGGTGTCCGTGGGGGACAACCACGGCCCCCGGTACTGTCGGAACTTCGTCCGGCTGGTTGATGGGGTGTTCGGGCGGCATACCGCTATGCTGTTGGAAGGGGCCTTCCGTGGGAAGGGGTGCGAATTCGCCCCCGAAACGGTGACGGCCAAGGACGCCGGGGCTAGGCTTCAGGAGCCCGCCAAGGCGGTTCCTAGGCCCGAAGTCCGGGCGGCTGGCCCCAAGTGCTGTCCGACGTGCAAGCGCGCGTTGTAGGGCCTTAGAGGGGGTGGGGAAAGGGCTAGGGGGTTCGACTCCCCTTAGCCCCGGTAATATTCGCAAGGGCCTAGTTTGGTAGCATCGTCGGGACGTGGAACCCGGCGATTGGGGTTCAATCCCCCATAGGTCCACCAATCTTATTTGGGTCAATCGGATTTGGATTGACTTTATGGCATGGTGGGATAGAATCCTAGTGGTGATTGACGAAGGACGGACCCTTTTTTATGGAGGAAAGCGCATGGAAACCCGGAACGATGTTCACGCGCCAAGCCGGATCAACCCCGCCGATTATGAATACGTCGCGCAAGAGCATGTCAAATCCGAAGGCTTCGGGGGCTGTTTCTTCATGCTTCAGGAACGTAAGGTCTTCGAAATGCACAAGGCCAAGACGGGCGGCAACTGGTCCCACCACGCCCACGGCGGCAACTGCATGATTTGCGGATCGGTCAACGCTCTTTACACGGTGATTTATTACCACGCCCCGACCAATTCCTACATTCGCACGGGGCAAGATTGCGCGTCGAAGTTCGACACGGAACACGCGGACGCTTTCCGCATCTTCCGCGAAGCGTCCTTGGCCGCGACCCACGCGAAGGCGGGCAAGGCCAAGGCCCAAGGGCTGTTGAACGAACGCGGCTTGGGGGCCGCGTGGACGATTTATACCCTTATGGAAGAACTGAACCCCGAAGGCCCGCGCGTCCCGTGGGAAGAAACCACGATTACCAACATTGTTGGGAAGCTGGTCAAGTACGGGTCGGCGTCCGACAAGCAATTTGATTTCGTCGGGGTGCTGTTGGGTAAGATCAACAACCGCGCGGCGTTGGCGGCGAAGAAGGCGGCGGACACGGCCCATATCAAGGATTGCCCCGAAGGTCGGATCGTCATTCGGGGCCGGGTTCTCACGGTCAAGCATCAAGAATCCGCTTTCAACGTGGACGGCATTTATAAAATGCTGGTCCAGCACGGGGACGGCTGGAAGGTTTGGGGCTCCGTGCCTAGCGCGCTGAACGTGGGCCGGGGCGACGTGGTGGAGTTCAAGGGGACCGTGGAGCGGAGCAAGGACGACCCCAAGTTTGGCTTCTTCAAGCGTCCGGCTTGCGCGTCCGTGGTGGAAGCGGCCCCGGCTCCGGTTGCGGCGGCGGTTGTGGAAGGGGTGTCCAGCAATGGCTAAATCCCGAATCGAATTCGTGGCGGTCGTGGGGTCCGGCAACTTCCCTTGGGACGGGCTCCGGTACGACTTCAGTTCCCCGGCGTCGGAGTTGGACACGCATAACATTATCGGCCCGGAACGCGGGTCGGACGCTTGGCTAGAAACCCGCGTTGTGGTCGTCAAGCGGATCGTCGCGCGGGACGTTGTGGGCGGGGACTGGACGCCCGCGCGTTGGGAGTCCTTCGGCTGGCGAATGGTTTTCGGCGGAACCAAAAACGGCTTCGACAACGAACACGACGCGCGCCGGGCGGGGGGTTTTCACGCGACCATGGAAACCATGAAAGCGAAAGGGTCGAAGTCGTGATACCCGAAGAACTGGAAGCCTTGGTCCAAGGGGCCTTGTACCGCCCGAAACGGCGGTTCGTCGGAGTTCGCGGGAAAGTTTACCGCCACGCTTGCCGCGCGGAGATATCCCGCCCCCTGTCGTGGGCCGTGTCCAATCAATGTTCGAACCGGATTACCCACAAGATCGGCGGGCGGGGATTCTGCAAGGTCCATTACGACCAGATTCTAAACGCTTACAAGGTTTCGCTTGTGCTGTTGGCCGAAGCCTATTCGTCCTTCGAAGTCGATTATTAGGGAGCAACCGCCATGCTTTGCGTGAACGTCAATTGCACCACGGGCAAGGGCAAGCGGAAGGGGCGGCGGGCTACCTTCAGGAAGGCGAAGCCTTGGGCCAAATACTGTTCGCCCGCTTGCGGGTACGCCGTCCGGCAACTGGCCTATTATCATCGTGCGGCGAAGAATGGCTAAGACCCGATACGGCGTCGAAGTCAAGACGACACGCAAGCCCGGGGGCCATGAGTGGTTCAAATGCCCCGACGTGTCCGGCGAGTCTCACCGTACCCCATGCCGCTTTTGCGACGGGGGCCTTGGTTGGTGTATCCGTTGCGACGGGGCCGAAATCGAATTGACCAAGACTTGCCCCGGGCGTAAGTTGACACGGGAGGAACGCGCGGCAATCACGGACGGGCGGCTTAACTTCGTCAACGGTCGTTGGATTCGAAAGACTGTTGGGGCGCGTGGCGGAACGGCATACGCGGCGGTTTCAAAAACCGTTGGGCTTAACGCCCGTGGGGGTTCGAATCCCCCCGCGCCCACCAAACAGAAAAGGGATTGATAGTAGGACCATGGCCCCATCGTCTAGTGGACTAGGACGACGGCTTTTCAAGCCGTTAACCGGGGTTCGAATCCCCGTGGGGCTACCAATTATTTTTGGAGGGTAAAGCATGAACGAAGACCAGTTCCGCGCGGAGTTGTTAGCCCGGTTTGATTTGATGATCGAAGGGCTAAAGACGGTCGTTGGGTATCTCCATTGCATTGATGCGAAGTTGCATGGGGCGATTGTCCCCACCCCGGAACACAAGGACGCGGTTCCGGCCATGGCTGTTCGCGTCGTGCAGGGGAAGGAAGACAAGGCCCGGCGGTTCGTCGGACACGCCGACCCGCTCCCCGTTCCCGATCCGGGGAAGAAAGGGAAGGGCTAGGCCGTGGACCTTCCCCCCGTTAATTGCCCGCTTTGCGGGAAGCGAACAACCGAATACTGTTCGACGCTGGCTTGCCGGGCGTGTCACAAGTCGTTGACCTTGGAGAAATGCCTAGACGACGCGGACGCTTATTTCAGAAAGCGGGAACCGGAGTTGTGGGCCTTGAACCAAGCCCGTTTGAAGGGGAAAACCTAGTCCTGCATGTCATTAGGGTAAGGGGTGTATGGGGGTGGGTTGCTTCGTGTATAAATACATTTATTATTTAATATAATTACTATATTCCTTGACCCTTGATCCACCCCCCTATACCCTCCCCCTTTGTGACATGGGCATTTTAATAGGAAAGGAAATCGTATGGCCCGGCCCAAAGGTTCTTCTTCGGTAGGGGTTGCCCTGCCTTGCGGTTGTTGCGCGACGGTCAATCCCAAAACGTATTGGAAGGTTCGTCGTATGCCCGCCGGGGCTAGGTTATGCTTGGTCCATAACCGCGTGTTCGTGTTGACGTGGCGCGAAGTATCGTTCAAGGACTTGGGGCGCATCGTGGAAGGGGCCAACCGTGGCGAAACCAAAAGGCGGGTCGTCGTGCGTCGGCCCGTTTCGTCTTGAGTTTATCGCGCACAAGGGCGGAAGCGACTTTAATACCCTGTTCCGTTGCCTTCAACCCGGATGCGGTAACAGGGTCCAAATCCCTTTGGCCCGGGACACGGGATACCCCACGCCCCCGCTTGGCCGCATGTACTGGCTACGGATGAAAGGGGACGAACTGGAAATCATGGAAGCCTATACCTAGTTAATGGCATGGTTGGGCAATCCCGACTAATAACCACGGATGGGGGGTCCAAGGCCCTAAATCGCCGGAAATCACTTGCTTTGACGCCGACGCGCGCGCCATACTAGGGATATGGCTTCGTCCAACGCGGCCCGGCGGCTTCCTTCAGAGAAGGGGCCTACGGTTGTTGAGCAACCGAAGGAACAATCCCGCATAGCGAACTTGAAGGGGCATGGTTTCAAGCCGGGTCAATCGGGCAATCCCAACGGTAGACCCAAAGGGAGTACGACCCGGGAACTAATCGTCCGGTCCTTCTTCGATCTACTGCTACAAAAAGCCCACGGCGCGGACGTGCCTTACCTTGAAGTAATGATGCAAAAGGTAATGCAATCCGAACACTTGCTTTCAAAGTTCTTAGACAAGCTGTTGCCTAGCATGACCACGGACCAAACAAGTTTGGTTTTCAACAACTTCGAAAGCATATTGGCCCAAGTCAACGCGCAACGGTCGGCCTTGGGCGTCGTGCAATCCCCGCCCCCGCTCCCGGTCGTGGACATGACCACGCCCGAACCGGAGTTGGAGCCCCTTACCCGTAAGGGAGGGGGATAGCGTTAAATGGAACAGGGGGGAACGGTCAAGCGTCGGGTCGTGGTACGTCGGGGCGTTCGTCCCATCGTCCCCGCCCCTGTCCCCATCGTTCCACAAATCCGGGGCATGGTGGACCCTAACTTCGTAGAGAACTTGACCCACGAAGGCAAGTACATAGAGCGTTTACTAATGATCCGTGATAAGCGTGGGTCGGTAATCCAATTCAATTTGAATCCGGTTCAACGCCGGATCATGGAAGTAAGAAAACAGATTCGCGCATCCGGTAAACGCATCCGGCTTTTGATTCTCAAGTCCCGGCGACAGGGCGTAACGACTTTGGAGCAAGCCCTATCGTTCAAGGGCGTTGCGTCGGAGAACAACTATCAAGCCTTGACGCTGGCCCACAACGACAAGGCCACGGAAAAGATTTTCCGAATCGCAAACATGTTTTACGAATTCCTTCGGGAAGACTATAAGCCCCGTCGCTTGACCGCATCGAACAAGCGCGACCTAAACTTCCCCGACCTTCATTCCCTGTTCAGCATTGGGACGGCTGGCGGTCGTGGTACTGGTCGAAGCGAAACCCTAAACAAGTTCCATTGGTCCGAAGTGGCATGGAGCCCGGGGACCAAGGAAGACCAGCGCGAACTACTGGCCGGACTCACGGAAGCCGCATCCCACGGCGAAGGCACGTTGGAAACGACGGCCAACGGCGTTGGGGATTTGTTCCATGAAAAGTTCGTTGAAGCCATGCGGGGCGGCAACGAATGGACGGCCTTGTTTTTCCCGTGGTGGGCCGACCCCACGTACCGGGAGCCCGCCAAGCCCGAAGAATGCGCGTACATCATGGCGAACCTAACCGAAGAAGAAGCCCGGTTGGTTAGTCGCCATGGCTTAGACGCGCTCCAAATCAAATGGCGTCGGGCTCAAATGCGGGAACTTGGACGGCTGTTCCAACAGGAGTACCCGGAGGATTGGGAAACCTGTTTCATTGTGTCCGGCCAATCCTTTTTCGAAAAAGCAATCATCAACGACCTATTCCAGTCGGCGCGCGACCCCATCGAAGAACGTTGGAACGGCGACCTTCGTATATGGACGCGGCCCATTCCCGGTCGTCGCTATATCATCGGCGCGGACGTGGCCGAAGGCATCAAGGGCGGCAATTGGTCCATGGCCGGATTCTTGGACGCCGAATCAGGGGAGCAAGTCGCGGCCTTGCGTGGGCATTGGACCCCGGAAGAGTTCGCCCGGCGCATGGTGTTAATCGCCCATGAGTACAGCGGCGAGAATAACGCCGAATACCCCTTGCTTGCCGTCGAACGAAACAACCACGGCCATTCCTGCCTAAACACTTTGGCGAACACGTACAATTACCCCAACCTTTACTATCATCGGGAGTACGACGCCCGGGGCAAGGAAGCCCCCACGCTTGGCTTTCCCACCACGCCCAAGACCCGGCCTATCATGCTGGACGATCTACGGGAAGCCGTCGAAAAGCGGTACATGGTCGCCCATGATCGGATCATGCTTGACGAATGCCGGACGTTCGGCCCCAACGACCGGGGCAAGTATGAAGCCCTGAACGACGCCGAAGACGATACGATTTTCGGTTGGGGCATTGCTTGGCAAATCCGGCAAGCGTCCGTCCGCCGTGGGGAAGCGTCAATATCCCCGTCCTATGAAGCGTCCATGCAAGCCGCGCAATCCGCGCGGGTCTTCCCGTCCGGGGGGATGGAACCTATGACGGTTGGTTCCCTTAACCAAACGCCCGGGAGGATTTTCTAAGATGGGTCTTCGAAACTGGCTTGGATTTGGTAGCGGTACGGCCCTTGCCCATACGCCGGACGCACTAACCCCCGCCCCCGCCGAAGGTTCGTTGCTCCATCAATTCTTCGGGGATTCAAAAGTCTTAGGGGACGCAATCAAGTTGTTGGGCGTCTTCAATCCGCGCGAAGTGGGAACGCGGACGCGGTTGTTGATGCGTTGTGACCCCGACGTTGCCTTTGGGCTGGCAATCCTCCGGGCTCCGATCATCAACATGAACTATGCCGTTGAATCCAACGACCCGGAAATTGCGGCGTTCGTCAAGGCCGCGCTTCGTCCCGTCTATCGCAAATTGGCGACGGGTCAAAGCATGTCGTTACACTTCGGACGCCAGCTATCCGAAAAGGTTTGGGAAACGGGGCCGTTCACCGTCACGGATCAAAGCGACGTGACCGGGGATAAGACGACCAAGACTTACCCGAACGCTTGGACCTATCACGACTTCAAGGCGATTGATCCGCGTTCCTACGTCCTGTTGATTGACAGGGAAAAGGACCAGTTCGGGGGCGTCCAACAGAATACGCCCAAGGTCGGCGCGGAAGCACGTCCCCCGGTCGGGCCGGAAAAGGTCGTCCTATGGTCCTTCCGCAAGGAAGAAGTTTGGGGACACTTGGACGGCTTCCCCATGTCCGATCAATGTTATGAACCGTGGTGGGGCAAAGCGGCCACGAACCTTTTTTGTAATCGGTACTTCGAACGCAAGGCCGACCCCGCATACAAGGCAATCGCGGATTCCCAAATCCAATTGGGTAACGGGCAAAAGGGCGACGGCTTCGCGTTCATCATGCAAGCCATTCTTGGCTTGAAGGGCGGCGGGGTAATCGCGCTTCCCAACAAACGCGACCAAGTAGGCAACCTATTGTTTGACGTTCAACCCTTGGCCGACGACAAACGCGGCGACATGTTCCAACAGCGGTTGGACGGCTTTTCCCAACAAATCCTTCGGGGCCTTTGGATTACGGACAAGGCCGGAACGTCGGACGGGACGGGCTCCCTTGCCATGGCGGAAGTCCACGCCGAAACCATGTCGTCCATGATGCAAGGCATCCTTAACGAATGGTTGGACGACGTGGTTAACCCGCAAGTCGTCAACCCCTTGGTCCTATACAACTTCGGACCCGAAGCCCTGAAGAACAGCCAAACCCGGTTGGTTTCCGGCGGGCTGTCGTCCGGTACGAAAGACCTTTTCAAAACCCTGTTGGTTCAGTTGCTCCAATCGGAACAGTTGACGGACGGGGGCGGCAAGGTCACGTTGGCCGACCGGATCGACGGCGTTTCTTTGCTTCAGGAATTGGGCGTCAAGATGCGTAGCGCGGAAGAACTGGAAGAGATATCCAAGGCGAAGGCGGCACGGGTTCCCGACATTGACCCGGGCGCGCCCGCGCGCGAGAGTGACGAAGAACCCAACGACGAAGAGATTGCGGACGAACTGATTAAGAAGGGCGTGATGGAGGGGGACGAAGTGGAATAGCGATTCGCTTAGACCCCTGCCCATGTCCCACAATTGGGATACTGCCCTACTTATCCGCCAGCCGGATAGGGCGTAACAAACATTACGGGACCGGACAGGGGTTTAAGCGGATCGGGCAACCTTCGGCCTTGTGGCCGGAAAGAGTTGCAGTATTAGGGCGAAAGCCCAACGATCCGACGATTGGAAAGGCGGCAACCATGGGTCGCGTCAAATTCTTGGGGCTCCGCGCGGTCGGGGCCATTCGCTTGAATGCGAATCCGGCGGACGGCGAAACCGTGACCATTGGCCCGGTCCCGGCGGTCGGCGGCGTGACCGGAAAGCGTTTTGAGTTCGACAACAACGCGGCGGTTACGGCTGGCAACATCCTTGTTACCATTGGCGGTTCGGCGGCTTTGTCCGCTATCGCCCTTCGGGACAAGATCAACACGAACAAGCCGACCCCCGTTGGCATCACGGCGGAAATCGACCCCGTGGATACGTCCACGGTTCGCTTGTACGCCGACGCTCCGGGCGCGGGCGGCAATCTCGCGCTGGCGGACACGGGCGCGGCCATTGACGTTTCTTCCGCCGTTATGACGGGCGGCGAAGGGTCCGGCAACCAGACGTTGCATCGTGGCGAACACGTCGTTACGGCGTTGGACGTGGCGGCGGGTAACGTGATGATTGACACGGGCCTTTCGGGTCCGCGATTCCCGCAAGTCGATTGCTTCAGCGCGGCGGGCCTTCAGAAAGCCCTTACGTCGTTGGTTATCGTCGTCGGTTCGAAAATCCAACTGGACTTCGACGGGGCCACGAACCCCGTTGCGGGCGACAAGATTTCGTGGGGAGCCTACGAATAAGGTTTGGGTGGCGCGGGGGGCTAACGGCCTAGGCTTGTTAAACCGAAGGCCGTTGGCCCCCTGTTGTAGGGCTTAAAACATGGGCCAAGACCAGTCACTTGAACGCGGCGTCGAAAGTGTCGGGGAAATGCGGAAGGTTTCGTATCCCCAACATAGAGATACCCTGTTTGCCCATTTCAACCAGTTCGTCTATCGGTTCAACGTGGGTTCGAACGGGGCCGACGATGGGGATACGGTCGTCAAGCCGGACACAACCCACCCCTTGCAACCCGGACGGTGGGAAAAGACGCCCATTGGGGCGGCTGGCGGGGGAGGGGGCGGAACCTTTGTCGAAAACGAATTCACGGCAACCGCCGCGCAAACCGTGTTCACTTTGTCGCAAGCCTTCGCGCTTGCGGGTTTGTCCATCTTGTTTATCAACGGCGTAGGGTACGCGGAGGGTGCGGAGTACACGATTGCCGGGACCACGCTTACTTGGTTGGATGTTCCCTTCGCTTTGGAAGCGGGGGACCGTGTTGTTGTGAAATTCCAAACGTAATAGGAAAGGGCTGAACGAATGTCACAAATCAAGGGCAAACAACTTGCCGACGCGCCTAACGGCGTGACTACGGGCAAGATCAACGACCTTGCGGTTACGACCGCGAAGATTGCCGACGCCAACGTTACGACCGTCAAGATTCTGGACGCCAATATCACGACCGCGAAGTTGGCGGCGGGCGTCCTTTCGGCGGACGCGGCGGGACGCGCGAAAATGGCGGCGGGTTATTTCGACTTGGCGCAAGTCGGAACGACTTTCGCGGCGGCGGCTATCGCCCTTTCGAAGCTGGAAGAAGCCGTCATTCAGGCGGACGGCGGGCAAGCGCACACGGCCAATCAGTCCATGGGCGGATTCAAGTTGACCAACGTTGGGACGCCGACCGTTGGGACCGACGCGGCCAACAAGGACTATGTGGACAACGCGATTGCGGGGCTGGCGTGGAAGGATTCCGTCCGGGTCGCCACGACCGCGAACACGGCCCTTACGGGATTGCTCACGATTGACGGGGTTACGCTGGTCGCCAACGACCGAATCCTTGTCAAGAACAACACGGCCCCGGCGGAAAACGGAATTTGGGTTGCGGCGTCCGGCGCATGGACGCGGGCGACCGACTTTGACACACAAAACGAAGCCCTTTCGGGAACGGTCTTTGTTGAAGAAGGGTCAACCCAAGCGAACACGTCTTGGACCATGACCACGGACGCGCCTATCACGATTGGAACCACGGGTCTTACGTGGGTTCAGTTCGCGGCGTCCGTTGCCCTTGTCGCGGGCGCGGGCTTGCTTGCCACGGGCAACACTTGGTCCGTGGAACTGGCCCCCCTTGTTGCTGGACTTGAGTTCGACGCGGGCGGCGACGGTGGAAGGCTGAAGATCAAGATTCCGGCGGTTGCAAGCGTTCTACTGTTGAACGGCTCCGGGGAAATCACGGTCCAGAAAGACGGAAAGACGATTTCCGGGGCCTCAAACGGAATCCTTCGCGCGGCCCATCCTGTCGGCTTGAACAAGTTCCAAACCCCTTCGGTTGCGGCTGGCGAAGGTTCAACCACGGGCCTTACGCTTGGCGCATCCCCCGCCGAAGCCGTGGGTTCGGGCGGACCCATTCCGCACGTTCGGGTATTGGTCAACGGCATCGGTCAACGCTTGGGCAACGGCACGAAGACGGGCGTTGATTGCTACTTCAGCGCGGACGGCGGCACGACGGCGCGGACGTATACCGCCACGGTTGCCGGGGATACCCTTTATTGGAACGCGACGACGGCGGGTTTCGGGCTGGACGCAACCGACGTTGTGGACATGGATTACAACAGCATTTCCTAATGGTTTAACCCCGGCCCTTCCCGGGAAACCGGGGAGGGTCGTTTTAAGGGATTAGGAAAAATGAAGACTAGAGTAAAGCAACTGGAACCCGGGGCTAACGGGGAATTCCTTCAGACTTCCGGCGGCGTTCCGGTTTGGGGCGCGGCCCCGGGCGGGTCCGGCGTAACCGCCGTGGGCTCCCCGTCTATCACGAAGATGGAACCGATTTCCCTTACGGGTCCGGCGTCCTACGTGGCGGGCGGATTTACGGCCACGTTCGGCAACCTTGCCGCGCTGGTCCGGGCCATCGTTTGCCTAGTCTCTTCCGCGACCTATTACCATTTCAAGATAACGGCCAAGTCGTCCAATCAAGTTACGATCAAAGCGTTTCGGAACGTCAACGCGCATACGCATACGTTCACGGGGACGACGCATACCCATTCGTTGACGATGAACGCGCATACGCATACGTTCACGGGGACCGCGCACGGGCATACTTTGACCATGAACGCCCACGGGCATACTTTGGTTGCGACGGGCAACAGCACGGGCGTTCTTACGGCTGGTATGTCCACGACGGGCTTTCATATCCCGGTGGGCAACCCGACCCGTACCGTTGCGGCGGGTTCCGCGTCGGGCGTCGGGAACACCACGGACACGGGTACGGTTGCGAACACCACGGCGGCGGGAACCAACGCGAATACGGTTGATACCGGGACCGTGGGTAACACGGTCGCGGCGGGGACCAACGCGAGTACGTCGGCGGACGCGCTGGAAGAACTTGGGGCGGGCGTAAACTTGTCGGCTGTTACGTTGGAACTTTTGGGCTTTGGTACTTAAACGGGGGACCAAATGAGCGAAGCGCATAAGATTGTCGAAACCATTACGGAACTTCGTAAGGTTTCGGACCACGCGGGGAAAGATCGAATCATGGTTCGGCCTTCCCGCGACTTCTACATTTACGAAGCCAACAACCTTTCGGCGGACGACGGGAACCTTGTCATAAAGCCCGACAACATCCTACCCGCGCAAGCGGGGCGGTTCGTTCGGGAAGTCCAAGACCCTTCGGACTTGTCGCAACCGCTGGCCCGGCACGTCGTTTCCGCCGACCAGTTCCTTGACGTGGGGCCGACTGATTGGGCGGTCAACGCCCCGGCTCCCCTGTCGTCGGATTCCATCGTCCCGGCCCTGCCCGTCCGTCGCTTTGACGACACGGCGGAAGAAGGCGTTGGGTTCTTGACCACGGTTCCCACGGGCGCGGGAAGCGTTCGGATTTCGTTCAAGCATCGCGCGCAAACGGCCCCCGGCGGGGCTACGACGGTCGCGCCGAAGGTCTATTCCAGAAATCTCCCCCACAATGCCGCCCCCGGCGCGTGGTCGGCTGGCGTGGCCCTTGCGACCCTTCCCGTTCCCGCCAACGCTCAAATCCAGTACGGGGCCGCGCAAGTGTTCACGCTTGCGGCCTTGGGGCTGGTCGCCGGGGAACTGGCGTTGCTGGAAATGACGCGCGTTACCGGGGGGCTGGTTGGGGACTGGACGGTTTCCGAAGTCCTGTTGGAGTTCCTGAACTAATGGCTATGGAATTCGCCAACAACGGGGGCGCGAACGTCATAGCGTCGGACGCGGCGTTCCTTCCCCCGACCCCGTTTTCGTCCATTTCGTTTTGGGTGAAAATGGTTTCGCTGGTCCCCGCGCTTCAACGGTTTTTCGGGAACGCGACCAATTGGGAAGTACGGGTCAACAGCGCGGGGGTAGTCGTCACCGACGTATACAATCCTTCGGACGGGGCCGCGTCCGTGTCGGTTCTAGTCGCGGGCGCGTGGGCGCATGTCGCTTGCAACGCCGAAGACAACGGGGTTGACTCGATTACGGACATGCACTTGAACGGAGTTTTTCAAGCTGTCCGAACTGTCCCCCGTTCGGCGGTCGCGTCCATTGTCCAAACGATAGGGAACCGAACGGGCATGGCGTCCGCCCAAGGATTGAACGCGGTCCTTGACGATTTCCGGGTTTATAATCGCAAGCTGTCCGCTTCCGAAATCCAAAGCATTTTCGCGGCCCGTGGCCGGGATTCGATCCGTCAAGGGTTGTTGTCGCGCGTCCTGTTCAATGGGGGAGCCCCGGGAACTTCGCCCGTGGGCGTGGGCTCCGTCAAGGACCACGGCCCGAACGGGGTTCATTACGGGCCTTCGGGCGCGCCCGTGTACGCGGAAAAGTTCGTAAGCGGAAGTCGTCGGAGAAGCGCATAGCATGGCCGTTGAATTTGTCGCGGCGTCTTCGCAACGGGCGAACTTGGGTCTTTCCCTGCCCTTCCTGAACGGTAAGCCGGGCGGCTCCGTTATGGCTTGGGTCAAAATGACTTCGCTTTCGGGAACCCGATCCTTGACCGAACAGGCCATAGGCCCGCCCCCGGGGACTAGCGCGACTTCCCGGTTGTTCTTGGGGGTGCTTGGGAGCGGCGTACTTGAGTTGGGAGCCCGTGACGCGGACGGCGGCGGGTCGTTCGTCAACACGGGTACGCTTTCCATCGGTACGGGGGTTTGGGCGCATGTCGCGGGCGTGGTGGACATTGCCGGGGACGCATCGCATATTTACATCAATGGGGCCTTGCATAAAACGCAAGCGTTCGCGTTCCCCAACGCCAGCTTCCCCGCCACGAATTCCAAGAACGGCCATGTTGGGTCCAATGACGACGGCGGGGCGCAGTTCTTCGACGGGCTGATTTCTGATTTCAGAATGTACGACCGGGCGTTGAAGGCTGAAGAAATCCAAACCATTTTCGCGGCACGGGGTCGGGATACGATCATTGCCGGAATGGTCTTGAATCATCGCATGGCGGGCCGTCCGCCCGGGGCTGTCGCGTCCGTGGTCGGGGAATTGAAAGACGTTTCGATTTCACAACGTAACGCCGACCCGGTAAATGGTCCGGTCTATCGGGAATCTTTTGTTTCTGGTTATCGGAGAAGGAGCGCATAACATGGCAAACTTTTTCAACAATGCGACCAAGGAACTTCGTCTTAGCGGGCATTCCCCCGACTTCGGGGCGGGCTGGACCAAGAACCCGGCGGGGCTGGCCGCGCTGGTTGCGGCTGGCGTCCCGTCTTCGGAGTGGGTCGAAGCCCCGGCGGGGACCGTCCGCGAAATGACGGCGGCGGAAAAGGACGCCGGGCTTTTGGGCGCGCGGAAGCTGTCCAAAATCATTTCGATGAAGAACGCCGTTTCGGTCTACATCGAATCGAAGTACGACCTTCCGCAACAAATCGCCATTCTTTCCCTTTACGCGGAAGGCATCGACAAGAACAAGAACAACCGAAAGGCGTTGGTCCAAAGCATCGTGGACTGGATGAATTCCGTACTTGGGGAATTCTACACGCGCAAGAACGCCGTCCTTGCCGCTACCACGGTCGCGGCGGTCAATGCCCAATCGCACGACTTCACGGCCTTTGATGCGACGGTCCCGGCTACCACGGTCGAACAAATCAAGAACACGGGGAACTAACATGTTCGAATATACGGCCTTCGTTTCCCGGGTCTTGGACGGCGACACGCTGGAAGTTGAAATCGACTTGGGTTTCAACGTCAACGTTGAAGGCGTCCGGCTCCGTATTCGTGGCATCAACGCGCCGGAACTGGACAAGGACGGGGAGAAGGCGGCGGGGCAAGAGTCTAAGAAGTTCCTTGCCCTGTTGATCGAAGGCCAAATCGTTGAAGTGAAGACCTACAAAACCAAGACCGGACGGGACCGAAAGACCTTTGAACGGTACGTCGCGGACGTGTTTGTTGACGGAAAGAGCGTGGCGGACACCATGGTTGACGCGGGCCACGCGGTTATTGCGAAGGGTTAGAATGGCGGCGGACAGGGAACTAAGGGGCTTCCTGAACCAAGCCAACGTGGTTTCGGCTTTGGACGCGCACTATCAGCGCATCCTTGACCGAATCTTGCGGGAGTTGGCGGCGGGAGTCTCACGCCCCGGGGCCGCGCGGACGGCTGAACTTGTCCGCAATATACGCCAGTTGGTCCGGCAACTGGACCCCAAGCGGGATACGTTCGTCCGTAATTGGATTAGGAAAAACATCCCCCGGGCCTTCGTGCTTGGGGACCGGGCCGCGACCCGTGACCTTCAACGCCAGTTGCAAGCGGCCACGGAAGACCGGGCGGCGGAAGCTGGCCCCGTTAGAAGCGCGTTTACCGCCGTTAATCAAACTTCCATGAAGGCCATTACCGCCGCCATGGAAGAAACCCTTGGGCGCGCGGCGGACGAAATGCGGGCCAACCTTGGCTTGTTCATTCGCCGGACCCAACAGGTTTTGGTTTCCGAACCCGCAATCCGCAACGTGACGGTTCAAGGAATCATCCGGGGAAGCACGTTCCGCCAGCGCGCGGACGAAATCGCGGCCCTGTTGTTGGGTAAGAAGGTCACGCCCCAAATCAAAAAGGATTTGGAATCAATCGGCTTCCGGGCCGAACACTTCAACGACTTCGAACGCATCGCGCGCGGGGAAATGATTACCGCCGGGGCGCGTCGGTTCAACGTCCGCGACTATGCGAACTTGGTAGCCCGGACGCAAACGCGCGAAGCCCACAAGGTCGGGACCGTGGCCCGGCTTCAGCAAAACAACATTGACCATGTTAGGGTTTCGGTCCACGCCCAAGGCGCATCGTTCCCCGACGAATGTACCCCGTTTGCGGGGCGCGTCTTCTACGTTGGGCCGTTGGCCGTGGACCCGTTGGGCTTCCCGTCCTTGAAGCGGACGCCGAACGGCGGTCCCCCCTTTCATCCCAATTGCAAGCATTCACTCCAACCCTACGTGGTCCCGTTCAAGACCCAAGAGCAATTGGAAAAGGACCGCGTGGAAGCCCAATCAATCCCCAAGGTTCTTTTCGGCAAGACGGGAAGCGACGTTCGGAAGTTAGTCAATGCGGGGGCCGCATAATGACTATTCGCGGAATGATGGAAGACCGGGCGTTCCACGAAGAGATATTACGGAACTTGAACCCGGATCATGTCAACGAACGTTGGTCCCAAGTTAGGCATTTGGGCAACGTTGCTTCCGTTGAACTGGAAATCGGGGAACTGTTGTATTCCCTTATCCGGTCCCTGAAACCCGAAGTCGTTTTGGAAACCGGAACCAATCGGGGCTTCTCCGGGGCCATGATTGCCCAAGCCCTTAGAGCAAACAACCACGGGCATTTGTATACGGTGGACGTTAAGGACTACGGGGCGGCGTCCCTGTTTAATCGCTTCAATCTGTCCGGGCGGATTACTTGTCTAACGGGTTGGTCCGTCCCGGCAATCCAAAAACTAAGGTACAAACTGAAGGCCGTTGACTTCCTTTGGCTGGATTCGGGACACGACGTTGCGACCGTCCTTGGGGAATTCGAAGCGGCATTACCCTTGCTGAAGCCCGGAAGTTATGTTGCCTTTCACGACGCCGGACATATCGCCACGGAGGAACAAGCCGTTAAGGAAATCCGGCGAAGATATCCCGCTTGGGAATACATCCGTTTTTCATCGTCGCGCGGACTGGACCTAATGAGATTTCAACAGGGGGGTTAAATGCCGAAACATACGGACGCGGAAAAGAAGAAGAAGTTGGAAGAAGAAGCGCGGAAGCGGCGTAAGGTCGCCATTGTGCATCAAGGCGAAGCGTTCGCTTCGCAAGGCTTGGGCAAGTTCGCTAAGGATGTTGTCCGGGTCGGGAAGTGGATTCATCCGGCTAACGGGCGGGAAGTCGCGTTCGACCAAGCCCGCCTTCAACGGCTGGCGGAAAACACCCAAAGCTATTTGGCGAACGGGAACAAAATCCCTTACCCGGACGGGCATTCGTTGAAGGTCAAGGACAACATGGGCTTTTGGCCCGGCCCCTTTATCGTCCATCGGGACGCGCTGGTTGCCGTCGTGGAGCCCACGGACGAAGACGCAAAGAAGGGAATGTTGGACGGGTCCATTGACGCCGTTTCGGTCTACATAGATACGGACGTTGTGGACCCCAAGGGGAACAAATACCCCGAAGTTATAACGCACGTTTGCGCGACCAATTACCCCGTCCTTACGGGGCAAGGCGAGTTCTTGAAGCTGGACCAATTGGCGGCGGACGCGCTGGAATCCGAAGGAATGGGGCTTGACATATACTTCCCCACGGCCTTAGCATCGAAGATACGCCACCCCAAGGGAGATTCTACGGATAATCCCGACCACGGGGCCGCGCTTTCGAAACTGGCCGACGCCGTTTCTTCCTTCAGGAAGACGGCCCCGGCCCTTTCCCTGTCCCGGGAAGAAAACATCGCTTCCGCGTTTCTTGGCCTATCCCGGGGAATCAAGAAAGGGGGGAACGCTTAGAGCGTAACACGTAGCCTAAACGGTTTTAGAATAGTTTTTGGAGGAACAAGCATGGACCTTGAGAAGTTGGCGGAAGCCTTGGGGCTTCCGAAGGACAGCCCCGCCGACAAGGTTTATTCGGCGGCGGCGTCCGTTGTGCTGGACGGGAAGAAAGCGAAGGACAGTCTTTCGGCTTTCTCCGACCAGCTTTCCGGTCACGGCCTGAAGTTGGACCAAGGGAAGTTGGTCAAGGTTGCGGCTTCCACCACGCCCCCGGCGGACGAACAGCCCCGGGAAAAGGAACTGCGGGAACGGCTGGCGGCAATGGAAGGCGAGTCCGCCCGCGCCAAGCTGTCTTTCGCCAAGGCGGAAGCGGAACGCATGGTCAAGGAAGGGCGCGTCCCCCCGGCCTTCGCGGAGAAGCTGTCAAAGGTCTTCGCCACGGTGGGCAAAATGGAAGCGTTGTCCCTGTCGTCGGACGGTTCCGCCGTTATCAAGCAAGCCGTGGACGGCGTGGAGTTGCTGAAGGAAATTCTTTCGGCCCTTCCCACGATCAAGGACGGCGGGCTTTCCCAACTGTCGCCCATGTCGGACGACGTGAAGAAGAAGTCGGAAGCCCTGTCCGCCAAGGGCCGCGAAGTTGCCGCGCGGGTTTCCGGGCGGAAGCCCGAAACCGCCGGGTCCGAAAAGAAGTAGGACGCCGGGATTGTTCTTTGAGCGTTCCCGGCTGTCCCGGGTCGCGTTAGTCGAAAGGTCTTTCGGAGGAATAAAGCCATGAACGACCATGTTGCATCCCTTCCGGGGATGGGTCCGAAGCGCGAGTTGGAAACGGTCGCGTTTCTGTTGGACAACAACCATTTGATGCGGCGGGGAATTCGCATCCACAAGGATACCGACGATATCGTTAACGTCGGCAAAGAGTACAAGTTGACGGCGGGCCTTGCGTTGGTCCGCGTCGAAGTCGGCGCGAACAAGGACCGTTACGTTGACGCGGGCCATGTGGACGCGCCCGTTGCGGCGTCGGTCGTGGAAGCCGTGTTGCTCATGGAATCCCTGTCGTTGTTCGACGCGGACGCCGTGCGCGAAGACAAGAACGCTTCCGGTTTGATCCATGGTCGCGTGGACGAATCCAAGGTCCGCTTCGGCACGGGCGACCCGGCGTACATCAACGCGATCAAGGCCGCGCTGAAGTTGGTGGAGTTCGAAAAGCCCGCCCCCTAGTTCGTAGGGCTTTTCAGGTTTCTAAGATGGGCGTTCCGTGCAGGTTGTTTGAAATGGTTTTCGGTCGGAGGGACCAACGATGATTGACGTAGAACTGCTGAAGCTGGAATCGTTGATCGGCATGATTAACGATTTCCGGCCCGGCGACCTTCGGCTTTCGGCTTCGGGCATTTTGCCCGAACAGTCGGGGCCGGGCCAGTCGTTCAATTGGGACATCTTGGGCATTCAACGCGACGTGGACACGTTCGAAGGCCGCATGTCCCCGGCGGGTATCCGCAAACTTACCGTCCTGAAGAATCAGTCGGCGGTTTTGGCGCGGACTTTCAAATCCACGTTCGTTCCGGGGGCCGTGCTGATCGACCTTCGGAACTTCGGTTCAGAGTCCCGCCAGCGCATCGCGGAAGACACGGTTGGGCGTGAACTTCAGTCGCTTTCGCGGTTGATCGACCGCCAAAACGAATTCATGTATTCCCAAGCCCTGCAAGGTTCGCTTGCCATGACGATTGACGGCGTTCCGCATACCGTGAATTACGGTTTCAGCGGTTCGCACGTTCTCACGGTCGGCGGCGGCATTCCGGCGTCGTGGGCCTTGCCCGCGTCGGATATCGTCGCGGATATCCGCAACATGAAGGTTCGGATTGCGGAAGACTCCGGGTTCCAAGCCGCGACGGTTTGGACTTCGACGGAGGTTATCGAATACCTTATCAAAAACGACTTCGTGAATTCCTACTTCGCTTCGACGCCCGCCGGGGTTCAGGCGTTGACGGAAGGCACGATTGGCCGTTTCATGGGGTTGAACTGGATTGCCTACGACGGCACGTACAAGGACGCGGCGGGGGCCGTGCAACGGTTCATCCCGAAAAACAAGTTGATCGTGACCCCCGGCCCCGACGCTGAATGGGGCTTCTTCCGCAAGGGTTCGGACGCGGTTCCCACGGACGACGGACGCGACATGCAGGAAGTCATTGGGCGTTACGCCTATTCCGACTTGTCGAAGAACCCGGCTTCCATCGGGCTTTACGCGGGCGAAGTCCGCTTGCCCATCATTCGCATTCCCGACGCGCTGGTTGTGGCGACGGTGACGCCGTAACGGAGTAGTTCCAACTTCACGGGCGGGGCGGGGGTCGAAAGGCCCCCGCCCCATCCCCCTTGAAAGGGAATTCGAATGGTGACGGTCAACGCGACCCCTTCCGACCCGGCGGCGAATTCGTATTTAACGCCGACCGAAGCCGACGCCCTTTTCGAAGGGTTTTCGGGTCAAGACGCTTGGGACGAACTGGACGAAGATACCCAATGCCAACTTTTGTTGGAGGGTACGCGCCTTGTCGATTCGTACAAGCGTTGGGGTCCGGTTCGTGTTGAAGGGCAACGGCTGGCGTTCCCCCGGGTCATGGACGCCGAAGCCGTAATCCCCGAACCCGTCCGCCTTGCCCTTGTGGAGTTCCTGAATTACAAAGTTGACGGCCAGCTTGAACCCTTGAAGAAACTTCAGGCCGAAGGCGTAACGTCGGCTTCCATCTTGGGCCAGTCTTCCAATTTCAAAGAAGACCCTTCGCGGCTCCCCGCGCCCGCCCGAAACATGTTGGACGAACTTTGGTTTTCCCATTGGCCGAAGTCGGTTGGGAATCGTGACGCGACCGACTGTTCCTTTTTCGGATAGACCATGCTTGATGTTACTTTCAACGAATCCGTAACGGTACGGCGGATAAAACCGCAAACCCGTACCGCTACGAATTCAGTTGAATATGAGGAACTGAAGGACGAAGGCGGGTTCCCCATCCCCGTTCGTTGCCGGATCGAACGGCGCAAGCGGCGGGTCCATGGTCTTGAAGGCGTGGAGTTGGACGCCGACGCGACCCTTGTTTATCGCGTTGACAAGTCGCCGGAAATCAAACCGGAAGACCTAATCTATTTGGGCCGGACCAAGGAAGTTTGGCGGGTCTTGACCCACGAAACGGCGGACTTGCTTTTCTGTTCCAAGGCCAATTATGGACGGCTGGCGTTGCAGTTCTCGCGCCAAACCGTCCCGGGGGATTGGCCGAATGCCTAAGAAGCCTTTTATTTCAATCGACGTTGGGCGCGTCAAGGCCGACCTTGTGAAAGCCGGGAAGGTTCTTGAAGGGCTGGACGAATCCATTGAACGGGCTTTGCGGCAAGCCATGGTCGAATATATGAACGACGTTCAGGCCGACGCCCAACAGAAAGCCCCCATCGGGGATACGGGCGACCTTCGCGCCAGCGCGACCACGACCGACCCGATAGAAGAAGGAAACGGCGTGGTCGTGTTTACGGCCTTCAACTTGGTTTACGCGGCCCTTCGGGACCAAGGGACCAAGGGCTTACCCGGGGGAGTTATTCGCCCGGTTAGGGCCAAGCGGCTATTTATCCCGCTTCGAAAGGGAGTTCGTCCCGGCGACCCGAACTTGATTCGGGGCGTGGACTTCGTGCTTGCCAAGGAAGTTCGGCAACAGGGCAACGGTTACTTAACGGCGACCTTCAACGAACGTAAGGTTAATGCCGCGCAACTTATCGGGCAACGCATCTTCGAACTTGTAAGGGCTGGCGCATGAAGACTAATTCGCGCGTCACTCTGTCCGGGTTCGAACTGGCTTTGGTCGATTGGATTTCGTCCAACGTGCTTTGTTCTTGCGGTTCCCCGGCTCCGGGCCGAAACCTTTTCGTTTCGGATATGCCCGAATCGGAAGACCTAGCGCACGACTTCCCCGACTTCGACAACAACAAAGAAGTTACGTTGGCGGTCTACACGGACCCCGGCCTTGGGGTCCAGCCCGGCCCGGGTCGCGGCTCCCGCATGGAATGGAACGTCCGGCTTGTTCTCCGGTTCGGCATCGTTCCCGAAAACGCGAAGCGCGAGTTGGAAGAAGTCATTTCCCAAATCTTGAAGAAGAGTCCCGGTCAAAAAATGGGAGGGTTCATAGCAAAGGGGGTGAACATTAATTCCCGTCCTACGGTCTTCGCGCGTCAAGGGGACGGCCACGCTTACACGACTTGCGCCTTAAAGTTTTTCGTCGTCACGGTTGGATAATTTGGAGGAATGCCCATGGCGGATCGGAACATCAAGCCTTCGGACCCGCGCAACTATCAGTTGCCCGGTTCCGTTTGTCTCTTCTTCAGGAAGAAGGGGAGTTCGTCCTATGCCGATTGGAAGTCGGTTGGCAACATCATTGACCCGGCCATTGCCGCCGAAATCGAACGGTTGGAACACTTCAGCCAACGGCGCGGGCTCCGGGCCAAGGACCGGGAAGTTGTGTCGGAGCGTTCGGCAACGCTGAACTTCAGCATTGACGAAATCTCCCGCGACACGCTGGAATTTATGTTCGGCACGGAAGACGCCCATTCCGATTCAACGGTCAACGTTCCCAACGAAGGTATCTTCACGAACCCGGGCGGCGGTTTTACAATCGACCTTGGGCCGAACGCGGACGGCCTGATTGCCGCGTCCGTCGTGGTTCGTAGTATCAACCTTGAACCCGCCGCCGGGCCTACGATCTTCGCCACGCCCGCCGCTTACACGATTGACGCCCCTAACGGGGAACTGGACATCGTGGCGGCTGGCCCGTTGGACCCCGGCCCGTCCGAAGTCCACGTCTTTTGGGAAAAGACCGTCAATACCCAAAAGTTCGAAATCTTCCCCGGCTCCAACGTCGAAGGGGAAGCCAAGTTCGGCGTTATGACGCCGGGCGGAATCCAATACATTTTGGAAATGAAGTCCGTTTCTATCACGAACAACGGGGATATCACGATTGGCGACGGCACGGCTTTTCAGGAAGTCGCCCTTTCGCTGAACATCCTTGCGGACGTGAACGGCGAACTTGGTACGTTGCATATTGTGGACGACGCGGATTCGTTCGCTTAGTCCGGGGTCTATTGATGGGCAGGGCATAGACAAAGAAAGGGGGGCGTTAGATGGAAACGCCCATGCTAAAAAATGCCGAAGGCGAAAAGGGACAGGGCTTCGGGCTTTTGCCTGAAGCCCTGTCCAACCGCCGGAAGGTAGTCAAGGCCGGGGAAAGTACGGTTGTTGTTGAAAAGTGGTCGGCTCAAAAGCTGATCCTTATTATCAACTACGTATCCGGCGCAATCGCGGGCCTTTCGGATTCGACGTTGCGGAGCATCGGCACGGATGCGCGAACCGCCGCAACGTCCATGATTTCCGTTCTTGGCGAAAAGGTTTTGGGCCTTGTGGAACTGTCCGTCCGGCTGGAAGACCGGGCCAAGATCAAGGACATGGACGGCGAAGAGTTCTTGGACGTGTTAGAAGCCGTAATGGATTTGAACCTTACGGAGAGTTTCATAAAAAAAGTAAAGGGGCTCATGGCAAAGTTAAAGCCGTTGTCAACGGGCAACGGGCCGAATACCCAATCGAAGTAGCCATGGGCCTTTTGTGTAAGTCGGGTATCGCTTCGATGGGTGATTTGTTGGACCTTGACGGAGTTTGGGACGAACAGTTGATGGGCCTTATGCTCCCCGTAGCCATGGAACTTCAAGCGGACGACGCCCAAATACAGTTCGGGGCCGTGTCCGCCGCCGTGTCGCAACTGGCCGGGGGCAAAGCCGCCCGGGAGTTCAGGGCGGGCCTTGGCCGTATCCGTGACCAAGCCCGTAAGTCCATGCGCGCGGCCCGGGGCTTGGATAACACGGACGAACGGATTACGTCCGCCGCCGATTCCATGTTGGAACTTGCGAAGCGGTTAAAGATACGGGTTCCCATCAAGAAAAAGTCCGCCCCGTCCGCGCCCACTAAAATACATGGGGGGCCTAAATAATGGCGGGTCCGCCGTTTGAAGCTGGTTCGATCCTGATTGCCCTTCGTGCAAGCGCGGAGAATTTGCAAAAGGAAATCGGGAAGGCGAATCAAACCCTTCAACAGTTTGGAAAGGAAGTCCAAACCGTCGCCACAAAGACGGAGCAAACTACTTCCAAGGTCGTTGACGGTTTCTCCGCGATAGACCGGAAGACCCTTCAGCTTACGGCGAGAATCGCGCAATTCTCCCAAAGGCTGTTGGGTCTTCAGTTTATCCTACAATCGTTCGCGGCTTCGTCGGGGCAAAGCGGCGAAGGGCTGGACAAGTTCAGGGAGAAGACCCAAGGCGCGGTTGCCGCCCTTACGACGTTCGCGGGAATCGTGACCCTGTTTCCGAACAAGATTGGTTTGATCGTCGGGGCTATTGCCGCGCTTGCAATCCTGATAGCCGACTTGGTTAAGCAATTCAACCAAGCAAGTGAAGCCGTAAAGCGCGTGGAGCAAGCCGCCGCCGACATTGACAAATTGCGCGCCGACCGACTTAAAAAACAGTCCGAAGAAGAAATCCGAATCAACCAACTTCGTTTGGCCGGGGTCAAGGACGCGGGCAACGCGGAGCAACGGCTTACTTCTATCATCGAATCCCAAAAGGCTTTGGCGGAAGAGATAACCAAGACCGAAGCCGCACGACTTCAGGCCGTCAAGGACCGGGCGGAAGTTGAAGCCCGCATAACCGAAGACATTAGGCGCAATCCCACGCGGGTTATTTCGGCGGACGAATTCGGCAACGTGGTTGAAGTGGCCCGCAACTTGGGCGAAGAACTGGCGGACAACAAAGAAATTTCCCGCTTAACTCAAGAGTCCACGAAGCTAGGGGCCGCGCTTGGTAAGGCGCGCGAAGAATTCATCAAGTTCGGCAAGGAAGCGGAAGACATTCAAAACAAAGTCAAACTTGACGAAAAGTTTGACGACGCCATTAAAGCCTTTATCGGGTTCGGAAGCCAAGCGGCCCGGGTCAAGGTCCAGCTTGAACAGGGGTTGCTTACCCCGGCGGAAGCGGCGTCGGCACAACTAAGCATTGCCCGCGCGGAACTGGAAACGTTTATCGCGCTTGGGGCCAACGCTTCAAAGCGGATCGGCGCAACCCTTATCGACACGAAGCCCGGAGAATCGGCGTTTGACGCCCTTACCCGAAGGGTTTTGGAGTTGCAAGCGGCGGCTAAGGGAATTGAAATCAAGGCCCTGTCCGAAACGGAGTTGCGGAAATCCATTGAAGCCTTCCGGCAAATTGGCGTCGAACTGGATAAGGTCGGGCGCGACGTGGGGGCCGGGTTGCTCACGCCCGCGCAAGGCGTAGAAGCCGCGTTGACCAACGCCCGGGACCAATTGCGGGCGTTCTTGGATGCAACCCAAGACCAGCAATTACAAATTGCCGTGGAAGTCTTGGGCGTGGATTCGGCGGAAGAAGCAATCCAGCGGTTGACCGTTTCCCTTCAGGAAGCGGAAGAAGCGGCCAAGCAAATTAAGTTGGACGAACAACAAGCGGAGAGTTTCCGCGAGTTCCAACGGGTTGTGGAAGCCACGCCCGAAGCCTTGGGCGAAGTCGAAGCCCGTTTGAAAAAGGGTTTTATTACACCCCTGCAAGCCGCCGAACAACGCGCCCGGTTGCTGGAAGACGCCATAATCCGGGTCGGGGAAGCGGCGTCCAAGGTCGAAGGGCCTAGGCTGTCCGAAGCCTTGGAAGAAGCGTCGGTCGAAGTGGACCGCTTGCTTTCGGAGTTGGAGAAGGACCGACAGATTATCGCGGACGTACAAATCCGCCAAGACTTCCAAGAATCTTTCGCGGAGCCCTTTAGCGCGGCTGTCGGGGACGCCATTACGCGGGGCATTCTTGAAGGCCAAGACGCTATGGAAGTATTGGCGAACGTGGGCGAAAACCTGTTCACCAACTTCTTAAATGACGCCGTGGCCGGGTTTCAAAAGGGCATGACGGCGGCTTTAACCGCCGTCGCGGGCGCGGGCGGGGAAGCCCTAGGGGGCCTACTTAGCGCGGCGGTCGGCATTGCCGGGTTTTTCCTTTCAGGAAGGGACGACCAAGATACCAACCAATCCTTCAACGACGTGAACGGCCAAGTTGAATCAACCCAAGCGGTACGCGGGGTCGTTGCCGGGCCGGAATCGGTTTCAATCGCGGCGGTCGGGGAAAACTTGCGGCGGGCCATGGTCGGGGTCGAAGCCCGGTTGGACGCGCTTATCCGTGTTTCTGTTCAGATTAGGGACGGTCAAGGGGTTGGGGGTACGTCGGACGGTACGCCTTACGCCGGGTCCGTTCCGACTTCGTAGAAAGGAAAAGCCATGTCGGATTATTCGCTTGTGCAACGTGGCCTAATCAGCGCGACCAGCGCGGACGGGGCCGGGCCGAAGGACGCAACGCTTGCGTCGGCTGTCAAGCCCGCGTCAACGTTCGTCGTGGGGTTCGTGCGCGACCGTCGCCGGAACACGTTCGTTCAGCGCGGGCAAATCGCGGCGGCGAACCCCGACGTTTCCCCCAAGGATTCCGCCGCGTTCACGGCGGTTGACACGACCGCCGCGCACGTTACCGCAACGTGGAAAGAGAACCGCGCGGGCAACGCCCGGGGCGCAACCCTGAAGTTGCTTTCTTCCACCCAAGTTCGGATGGAGTGGGACGGCGTTCTTGCCGCCGCCGAAACCCTTACGGGGGAATTCGAAGTCGTGGAACACAAGCCCCGACGCGGGGCCTTCATGCGGCTACTGAACGCGACGACCGTTCGCTTGGAATGGGACGGCGC